ACCTGTCCCATTTCACACGGGTCTATATTTTCAATTCCTTTGTCAATTTCACATTTGGCACATTCAGACAGTTTTTCAATCATGTCGTGCATTCTCATAATATCCATAAAACCGCCCCCTTATGCTTCCCGAACTGCAATTAAATTGCTGTTCTGAACTTCGATTGCCTGTGCAGATGTATTTTGTACCGCTGCCGTAACGCAGCAACCGCGTGGAACGTCTACATATGCCTGTGCCGAAACATTAAAGAAGTTCTCTACTGCCGCCGGTGTAACAATCATACGAGTTGACTGCAGCGGCTCACCGTCAATCGCAATAGCAAGAGAAATAGCTTCAACCGTTCCGCCTGTCGGGATTTGAATATTCCCGGAATAAGATACTAAAAATCTTGCCCGGCACTGGTTTGTAAGTCCTCTCAATTTAACAATACCGCTTCCCTGTCTGTGCGTAATGCAATTTGAACCAGCAACCGGTGTTTCTGTAAATGCAACATCTTCTCCCTGCGCAACAGTTTGAAGTGCAATTCCTGTAAGTTCTGCCATGATAATACCTCACTTTCATAAAAATAAGGGCAAACTGTTTCAGCCTGCCCTTGTTCTCCCGGCTCAAATGCCGGTAACGTCATGTAACACTGCTTTTGCAGACATAATCTTTTTGATTAAGATACATTATTAATTTGTGCTTTATTAGCAACCGCACCCTGCATTGCAACCGCAGTATACATTAGGGTTCGGCACCTGATATGCCGGAATCGGCGCCGGATTGACTGCATTAATAATCTGCTGTGTCTGCGAAGCCATTGCAGTAGTAAGTAATGCACTCTGTCTATCCTGTGAAGCCGCTCTGCGTAAATCGTTGTTTTCTGCCTGTAAGCTGGAAATTTTCTCATTGCAGAGATAATCAAGAATGGCTCTTGTCCCTGCATTTTGGCTGTCGATAATATCTCGTGTATTACTATTCATCGTATTCTGTAATGCACAAGTATTCTGTGCCATGTTGTAATTTACACCCTGAATGGCTTCTCTCGTTTCACAGCAACAATTAGCGAGCTGTGACTGCAAAGCATTTTGTCCCTGCATTAACGTAACATTTGTCGTGTTAAATCCCTGCTGTGTCTGATAACCTAAGTTGCAGATAGCGTTGTCAACACCGTGGAAGCCGTTCATAAGTGCGGTATTCTGTGTATAGAATCCGTCACAAAGTCCGTTTGAGATTCCGTCAAGCTTTGACACGATTGACTGTGTATCAAATCCTCTCTGTAAATCTGCCTGCGTTAATGCGCTTGTGGCATAAGGTGTTGCCCCACCGTTTGCGCCATTACCACCCCAGCCGCCGTTGCCCCAGCCGCCAAAAATAGCAAAAAGAATAATAAGAACCCACCAGCCGTTGCCATCGCCCCAGCCACCGTCATTTTTATTGCCCGTTACTGCCGCAATATCAGCAAGACTAGGCATTGCACCTGTGTTAAACATTTTGTTTACCTCCATTGAAATATATTTACAAATGGGATAACCGGTTATTATGTGCGCACAACCCAAAATGTACTAACGATTAAAAATACTTAAAACTCGCTGTTTTGCTTCATCGGTTGTAATTCCCTGTTCACGGCAAAGATTTTCTGCCAGCGTTTTTAGCCCCTGCGTGTCCCCGTTTTGGTACATCTGAATGGCATTTTTAGCCATAGGATTGTTTGATATTTGAGGATTGCTATTCATCATTTGTGAAAGGGCCTGCTGCGGATTGCCGCTTTTTATTAATCGAATAAGCTCAACTGGATTCATTCATCTTCACCCCCGCCGTCCTGCTTTGGGCTATTTTTTGATTTAGCCGTGCTTTTTGCCGATGTTTTAGTCGTCATAAACTGCTCGATTTCACTTAATCTATTTTCCAAACTATCAAACCTGTTCATTAATACCTCTGTGCTTTCCTCTGATAGGTCAAATTTTGATTTTTCTGTGCCACCCATAGAATTTACAGCTGTATTGTTTGAAGGCTCTGTATAAGGCTTATACACAATCGTTCTGATTGTTCCGTCTGCGTTCCAACCTTTTACGTAGATTTCCGACAAATCCTGCTTTGGGAAAAAGGCAACTGAACCGTCCATAGGCACATCATTTGCAGTAATATTTTCAACTGCCGCTACAATCTTGCCATTTATGCCGATTACCTGATGTTGTTGCTGAAATTGCGGAATCTGCTGTTGAATTTGCGTATCCGGCTGTTGGTATCTCTGCATATTTGCCATAGGATTGTACTGATATGCGGCATATCCTGGATTATAATTCATTGCCGGTTGCTGATACGGATTGTTTATCTGCATTTTTGCTGTCCTCCTCTAAAACATTTTCAATCGCATGGATTATGCTTGACTGAACTTGCAGAGGTAAGCTTTGTAATTCTTTTCTTGCAAAAATCTTCTCTAAAACTTCGTCTGAAAACATAAGCGCTTCCTCCTTACAATTACATTTTGGCATAAAAAAAGACGCTAAAAGCGACATCAAAACGACACTTTAGCGACATATTCAAATAATTCATGTTTAAAAATCGTGATAAATACGGCATTAGCACTTCTTTAACGCAATACCCGTAGCATTAAGTATATGCTAAAAATTCTTTAACTGAATTTCAACATTTCCATTGACTATAATAACTTTATCTATTATAGTTTTCAGTATGAAATTTTTTTGTTTCTTGTCGATGTTGTCCCAAACATCGGCAAGTTTTTTTATGTTCTGATAAGTAAATTCTTTCTTTTGTGTATTAATGGCATTTTTACTTTCTACAGAAATATCTTCTTTTGTCTTTGAAATTTGCGATTCTAAATCTTTTATCATTTCCAAGACAGTATCATTGCCGTCTGCATATAAGCTATATAGACGTTTAAGCTTTGTTTGTTCTCGCTCAAGTTGTGATTGCATAATTTCAAGCTTTGTTTCTTTTGCTTTTGGTTTGTAAGAAGACAAATTGAGTGAAATTTTAAGTATTTCATCAGTAACTTGCTTTTCTATATCGTCGGCCCATTCAAGAGAATTATTGCAGTTCGGATTGTAATTCGGAAGATATTTCAAGCCTTTATTTCTTGAACAGCAATATATCTTGTGATTCCCATTACTCCACTTTTGATAACGCATTTTACAACCGCACACTCCGCAATAGCACAAACCTGTGAGTAAATTCGGTTCAGTAAAGCAACTTATTTTTGCAGAGCACCTTGATTTTCTCAATTCTTGAGCAAGTTCAAATCTATCTTTATCAAAAATCGGTTTATGCTTGCCTTGATAGATATTGCCTTTGTATGGTATCATGCCAATATTTACAACTCCGGTAAGCACTTTTCGCGTAACTAATTCAGATTTGAAGCCACATATTTCTTTAATTTTCGCGTCTGAATAGCCGGAAATAAACAATTCCAAGGCTTTCCTTGCCTGTTCTGCTCTTTCCTGGATAGGAATTAATATTCCTTGTTCTTTATCATACCGATAACAGTAAGGCGTATTGCCGCCACCCCACCAGTAGCCTTGCTTAATACGTTCAAGCATACCGCCGCGCATACGCAACATCATTGTGTTTTTGTCGAGTTGCGCAAATACTGCCATCATCTGTGTGTATGCCTGTTCCATAGGGCTGTCATAACTAATGCTGTCATGTACACATTTAAACGCAACATTATTGCTTTGGAATACTTTTTCGATGATGTAAATTCCGTCAACCATGCTTCGGGAAATACGGTCAAGCTTAAATGCAACAACGCAATTTACTTTTTTGCGGCTACAATCAGTAATCAGCCTTTGCAATTCCGGGCGATTCATATTTGAACCCGTATATCCTTCATCAACATACCAATCAGCTATTATCAATTCATTTTTTCTGCAATAGTTTTCAATATCGCGCTTTTGGCTTTCAAGTCCGTTACCTTCTTCTGCCTGTTTCTCTGTCGATACTCTCATATAAGCAACACATTTCATAGTATATATCCTCCTAAAGTATAAAATGTGCCGCATTTATCACGATACAGCACATTTTACACATCTAAAATTTACTTGTCAATTATCTCTGCAATCATTTTAACGATACTGTCCGGCAATGTTAATTCTTCCGTGTCTACATTTTTACCATTTTGAGTAACATTAATCATAAAATATCCTCCAATCGCTTAATTTTTTGCTTGATTTTAATAACTTTTCGATTAACAGTTCTTTCACAAAGTGATACCCGAATTGCTATCTGTGTTATAGTGTTCCCTTTTGAAAGCAATTTAAAAATTCTTTCTTCTTCATCTGTAAAATTGGCATTTTCAATGATTTTTTCAAGCTCCGGCTTAGTCAATTCTGAAATTTTCATAAGCCGTTTCCTTTCAATTATTTGTTTTTGCGCTCCGGGCATTTACCAGTACGGTTTTTACAACCGTAAATTGCCGCACCTTGCTTATTTGTGCCTAAATAAAACTTATGCTTGCATTTATCACAGCCTTTGTCAGTTGCGCTATTTATGTTCATTTTTAGCACCTCGATTCCATTTAAAAACTATGTTATTGTCCTGCCGCCAGTATGTATTATCATGTGGGCTTTTTAATCCATTTTCACGGCATTTATCCCAACACGATTGGCACAACTGACCTGTTTCACGGTCTATAGGATTGCCGCAGTGGTAGCATAGATTATTAGCTTTGCGATACTCTTTTATATCTATTTTGCCGTAATATTGCTTTCTATGCACTTGAGCGTCCCTTTTTAAGCATACTGCGCATTTTGCTTTAGGTTTCACCGCCGGGCGTTTACCACACCGGGTACAAACGCCTTGCTCTTTCCGCTGTTGATACAGCGTTTTCTGCTGTTTTTTTAATCGCTCATTATTTTCTTTTCGCTTTTTGTCCGATGTAGGATTGTTTGCGCGGTACATAGCTTTTCTTGCCAAACATTCCGGGCAAATATGCTCATCACCGAATAACTTGTTTTTTTTGCACTCCGGGCAAATCCCGTTTTGCTTGCACCACTCACGAACTTCTCTCGAATATTCGTTTGATTTTTTTAAACAATTAGTGCAATAATGCCCGATTCTGTCGAGCGGCTTGCCGCAACGTGGACATAATCCATTTTCTTTGCGTCTTTTGTAACAATTATGACTAATTTCTTTTTGCGTTAATGCCATTTTATTTCCTCAAACTATCCTTTAAAGCTTCAAATTCTTTCGGCGGTTCTGAATATGCTTCTACGTCTTCTGTATCGCTCATAGACGGCTTATTCTTGTCCGAAAGAAGTTTTGTATTATTTTGGTATTTTTGCTCGATTTGAGCCTTTAGTGAATTTTGATTTACTTTTTCGATAAGTTTCTGAATTTCTGCCGGCACTCTTTTAATTTCTTCTGCCCGGCTTGTAACGCTTCTGTAAGTTTTGATAAAATTGGACTGTATTACAGTTTCAATCGCTTTGTAATCGGACGTTGCCCAATTTCTTAGATTATCGGGATTCCCAACAGCTTCTTGAACGGTCGGCGGAAGCCTTGAAAACTCCTCAACTGCACCATATGTACCATTCCGCAATGCTTTACTCACTAAGCTCCACGCTTCCATTTCATTCAATTCCTGCGGCTGCGAAATCATTTGTATTTTTGCTATCAGCTCTCCTATACTCGGCGCAAATCCGCTTGTATTCGATGTTACGTAAGCTTTTAACGCAACCGAAATTTGATTGTAGTTGTAATCCTCTAACATCATGCACCACACGTCAACCGTTTCCGAAATATTGTTCGGCTTATAATTCGGATAGCTGTCGCACATAATTCGAATTATTTTAACTGTTTCTTCTCTTGTCAATCATTGCCACCTGCCTTTACACATTGTCCCAATCAATAGTACCCTTGCTAAAATTTTTATTAGGTACTATATTTTGGTTCAAATAATTTTCAAATTTTGTTCCGAACAAGGTTTCCGGACGCAAATATTTTTCCATATCTGTACCCAACCATTCGCCTGCCTTTTTGTCTATCACCTCGTAAAAATCGGATTCTCTATATCCGTCTTCTATCCTTGCGTGTATGTGCCGCTTCGTTGACTGCGTATTGTATCTGTATTTAGTATTACATCTTTTGTTCAAGTAGTCGATAACATTCATATACACCGCATTGTCTTCTTTTTCATTTGCGCTGTCAGGCAAATTGGTATCAGATGTTTCTTCAACGTTGTAGTCTGATAATGGTGCGCCATTTCTGATTGAATCAACAATATCATTAACGTATTTTCTGAATTTTTCAGATTTAATCCGTTTTGCCGCACTCAATACTCCTGCAAGAACTTTTTCCGATTTATTCCAATTGTATTTGTACCACCGCAATATCAGTATCTCTTTCGTATTTGAATCGTATTTTATAACATTGTGTACTTTGTCGAACCGCTCAAGAAGCCTTACGATAGTGTCTTTGCTATAGCCTGTATGTCTTGCCATTTGCGAAAAATTCACTTCGTAGCACCCGCAGATATTCGTCTGTGGATTAGTTAAAATGTACATGTAAAAATACTTGTCTTCCGGTGTAAAATCGTCTTCAACTTTGCTATCCGTCCAAAATGCCAATTGGACATTTCGATATATTGCCATATTATCGCCCCTTATCTGTTATTCAAGTTCCGTTGCTTCGTTACTTTACTAAATCATTAATATTGATTCTAAATCCGTCAAATGACTTGCCACCGCTTCGGTTATATTCTGCGGTATCAAAAAACATCAAATTTCCCTCTCTGTCAGTTGCCATGCTTACGCCGTTCCGTGTAAGGCTGGATTTTAACAGGTCAAGTAAGATTTGTATTTCGTGTTTTGCTTCGTCTTTCATACTGTACAACCTTGATTGATATTCAAATTTTCAAACATAGCACACATGATATCAACAACAATGCTGTTGCCAAACTGCTTATACAACTGTGTATTACTATTGACTGCTGCCATTTTGTCAATATCTTCATCAGATACACCCATAAGCCGTCCGCACTCTCTAGGTGTTAGCTTTCTGATACGATATTGGGGTTTTTCAAGCAATAAATTATCTTTCTGCACACTCGTTAAGCAATTACTTGTGCCTTGCATATTTACTTCTAATCTCTGCTCTGTTGGACTTCCCACAGTTCTATCTGACGGATTATCGGGATTTCTGCCACGCATAGCAACTATCTGACTTTCACACACTTTAATCTGTTGCGTGCCGCCACCCTCAACTGTTGTGATATTCGGAGATAGCCCGTTTTCGCTATAAACTGTATTAGATTGATGTTTTCCTGTACCGTTATCCATAAACCCCAATTCCTTTACCAATATTTTCGGTTCTTGATTTCCACCTTGCATTGCACTCAATGTTGGACTGCACCCCCCCCACACACATCATAAATTCGGTTCGTGCTTTCAAATTTGCTTTCAAGTGAAACTATTACTTTAACTTCCATTCAACCACTCCTGTATTTAATGATGCATATTTTCCTATTGCATTTCCATCTTTTGAAATATGAGACAAAATGCAATTAGAAATAATTTTTTCTTTTGGATTGTTAATTGATAAATCAACTGCTTTCAACAACACAGTTTCCATCTGACCGCAAGTTGCTGATTCCTGCGTCATATCTTGCCTTGATGCAGTTTGCAACCTCTCTTCTTCCTGGTTCACAAATTGTTCCGTCAACGCAAGTCTGCTCTGCTCTGCTCTGCTCTGCTCTGCTCTGCTCTGCTCTGCTCTTAGGGATTGTATCTGGCAATGTCCCGTTGTCAACAAGTGTCTGAATTAGTTTCTGTGCCTTTTCGTTGTTAATGTAGTATTTCTCGTCTACATCTTCCTCTAAGTAATCTTTCAACTTCTTTTGAAGTGGTATAGGCTGCGGAAATTTGTAGGTGTAATTTCCGAGAAACGAAAACATAAAGCAACGGTTCCTATTCTGTGCAACTCCGTAATTCTTGGCATTCAAATCCTGCCAATAATTCGTGTAGCCAAGGCCTTCAAGAAAATCTATCCATTTCTTAAAATCTTCAATATTCTTTTTGCCGTGGACCTGTGGCACGTTCTCCATAAATAAAATCTGTGGTAATTCTCCGTTGCTATCTCTGATTTCAGTTAAAATTCTTTCAACTTCCCACAGCAAACCACTTCTTGTACCACTACCCTTACTCATTCCCATTTGTTTTCCAGCAACTGATAAATCAGTGCAAGGAAATGAGTAAGTAAGTAAGTAAGTAAGTGAAGTGGTCCGTATCTTCTATGGCTAAGTCAAGTGCGTGTACTTTTGTTATATCCATAGTTGAGAAGTTTGTCCCATGAATTGCGTTATAACTTGCTACAGCATACTTATCAAACTCAACAATTCTGTAATGTTCAAATTCCGCACCTATCCTTTCAAGTGCCATAGCTTGTGAACCGTAGCCTGCAAACAACTCTATCAATCGGATAGGATTTGTAATGCTGATAGGCTCTCTTATGTAGTCAAATATATCTAATTGTCCTTGCATATATACTCCCATAATTACTCAAATGCCCAGCAAATCAACGATATAATCGCAATTACAATTACGGTTTTGACAATTTGTTGCCAAAATGTCACAATCACCAACCTTGCAATCGCAATTATTGCTACGGCAAATGTCAAAACAACCGCAATTCGTATGATTAACTTTATTAAATCTTTAATTTTCATTTTAATTGCCCTTTTCAATTGGAATATCTGATTTCATAAGCATTTCAACAATTTCCTGTATCAAGTAGAATCTGCTCATGCGCCGATGACAGCCGTCACACTTGTCTTTCGGGCATTTGTATGTGTGTTTGTAAGCTCTGCACTGGTTATCTTTCAACTGAATCACCTGCTTCCTTTGATTTTTAGTTAGTTATATTCTTTTCTTTTAAAATCCTCACAAGGCACTGTTTTGCCACAAGCATAAATATCTGTTCCTAATGGACTTCTTACTTTAAGATAGCCAAACTCGCAAATACTACAAAAGTGACTTCCACTATTGCTTTTACAATCATTAGGTTTATTTTCTTTCATTTCATCAAGTTTTCTATTCATGCAGTCATTATCTTTAGTAAGAGTATATATCTTGTCCATAAGACGATAATATTCTTTATTACTTAAAATCTTTATTCTGAATCACCCACTTTCATAAAGCACTTTTAAGCATATCTGCCTTAATAAGTTCATATATAATATCAAGATATGTTCTGCGGTCTCTGTATTGGCAATTTGCGTCTTTGTGTATTCTCGGGTCATTATTTATCCAATCATTAACATCGAAAATCGCACTGCTCACAAAAAGCATTTTGCACCCCCTTGAAACGCAAAGATAATAACAACCGTTCTTTCCATATTCGCCCTTACATTTCTTAAATCCGAATTTTTCAAATTCTTTGGCTTTAACTTTCGGAATTAGCATTGTTCTCACCCGCTTTCAATAAATCCATAAATTTCTCATACTGCTTCTGTGACACCTTGTTATATCTCTTATCTTCTCTGATTTCGATTTTAAGGTGTTTTTCTGCAATGTGTGACAGTTCCTTTGCAAGATTCTTTCTGCCCTGCTGTATGCCGTCACGGTAGCCTTTAGACGGCTTGTAATCATCAATCTGTGCCTTGCCCTCGCCCTGCGAACCACTTGTTTTGTTCCTTAGCTGGTATCCTTTGTCGGCATAAGCCTTAATGTAATGCTGCTCCTGCTTGTCAAGTTCGGATTTCGGAAAATGCAGAAATCCTATCTTCCAGCCACAAGGATTGCTTTTTGAGTACAATTTGTGTTTTTTGAGCGATAAATCAATATGTTGGTATCCGACAAGGTGCTGTGCAAGCCTTGTCAGAATATGTACAGCCTGCCCGATATAGGCATATTTGAATCCGTTTTCATCAATTCGTGTCAAAAAGTATATGCCGCTCTCCTCGTCAAGCTTTGGATTGATTTCTAATAAACGTTTTTTATTGTTCTGTTCAATCGCTTTTGCCTGCCTAATACTTTGATAATTCAAATTTCATCACTCCAATCTAATTTCTGACCGCATTCTTTACAGTAGTTCATTATACAATTTCTGTATAATACTGTTGTTATATTGCAAGACGGACACTTGCAATATATTGTTTCTGAATCAACTCTATTTGTTTTAGGTTTCTTCGGTATCTGCTTTTCTCTCGCTGTCCTGCACTCTTCCAAAGTCCCAATCTTGCGATATTGACGCCAATCGCTTAATGCTTCAAAATAATTGCTTCTCATATCCTGTAATTCTTCCGGCGTGCCGATTGCACGGTACTGTTGTACTTTTTCAAGTGCCTGTATTGCAAGACCAAGCGCTTCTGCAAAAATTGAACACTCTGGATGATGTACTATCTCTGCTTTCAAGATTGTGTTTGCTTCACTCTCTGTCATACTCACACCTCCCTCTTTAATTAAATGGTAATCCCTCGTCAGCTACGCCATCTGGAATTGACATAAAGCTGTCTGAACTAGCATTACCGCCCATAATTCCGTTACTGTTATTATTCTTCTGATTAGAACGACTTTCGCAAAATTCGTGTTTTTCAACAACACAATCATTAGTGTAGACTTTCTGTCCGTCCTTGTTAGTGTAGTTGCCTGTCTGCCATCTACCCTCAACGATTATCTTAGTTCCTTGGTGCAAATACTTCTCTGCAAACTCTCCATTCTTGCCAAATGCGATACAGTTAATAAAGTCTGCTGCCTGTTCGCCCTCTTTCTTGAAAGCTCTATCAACAGCTAATGCGTATCTTGCTACTGCCATACTTCCGTTTGCTGTCTGTGAATATCTAATCTCCGGCTCTCTAGTCAGCCTCCCACATAAAATTACACGATTCATTACTTTTCCTCACTTTCTGCTAATTCAAATCTGTATTTCTGTTCTGCATTAGGATATTTTTCCTTGTCAACTTCACTCATAAACATTTCAAGAGGTCTGTTCCAAATTGTACCCTCATATTCATAAACAACTGACATTTCTTCTGTCTCGGTATGCCTTGAAATACCGATAATAGTAACAATCTTGCCAATCTTGAAATGCTTATATTTCTCGCCTTTCTGTGGTAAAGGTCTGTCAAATTCTGTACTGATGTTATCTGCCTTAAAATGCCTTGTGAGTAACGCAAGGTCACAGTTTGACTTATCTTCGCCATCAAGATTAAATTCTTCCGACTCTTCGATATGTAACTGTTGCCAGTTTTCAGCATATCCCACATTACTTATGTCATCATATATATCTTCTAGTGAGATATTCTCACGATTGGAAACTAAATAGCCGCTAAATCTAAATATCTTTGCCATACTATCTCTCACTTTCTAATGACTCAGGGCTGTCAAAAATGTTGCCGATAACTTCTATTTTTTGATTATCTTCGACCGCCCAATAATACAAATCTTTTCTCCATAAGTCGCTTTTTAACCATTCAATTCTCCATTCTGATTTATCCCATATAACTTTCGCTGTTCCAACTTTCGTTCTTATAATGTCATTTTCCCAAATCAGCTTGCCATTCTTGTCATTTAAGCCAGTACACTGGCAGATAGTGGTTGGGTCTATAGGTTCTGCATATGCATGTGCATATAAAGGTTGTATTCTATGTGCAAATTTGTTAAGGCTCTCGCTACAATCTCTATCAATATTGTAAATATAACATCCTTGTACCCATTCTCCATCGTCAACTCTCTTAGCCTTGAATAAATATCTATCTTTCATATTTTCTCCTTTCAGTCGTACATTTCAAAATACATTTCGTCTCTGTCATAGTCTTCTCCGAAGATTCTCCAATTAACTTTGAATGCAACAAAAAATTTAATTATCGTAAAGCCTATAACAAAATGGTGCCAATCCCAACTTTCATAGTACTCTGCGCCAAAGGTTGCTCCCCAGTGCTTGCCTATTCCAAAGGCGAATGATACATGATGTTTCTTACTCTTGAATACCACCGTTCCCGGTGTTGATTTAACTCTCTTCATATTCTCTCCTATTCCGCTTCTGATTTTAACCATTCAATAATCTTTGGCACGCAAATATCTTCTGTACCATTGCAACTGTCACAGTCATCGCCGCACACAACACAGTCTGCGCAATGTTCAGACACATCGTAAATGTATTTTGCCAATTCTTCATCCGACATATTCCTTATTCTGTCGGCATTGGTCTTTTTTCTACCACATTTGCAACAAGACTCATTATCTCTCGAATTGCTGTTGTGCTGGCAGTTGCAAGAAATCTTTTCTTCGCTATCATCAAATGCTTTTAAAAACATTTCAGCAATTTCTTTCTCGTATCTACCACACATACCTTTGCAATCAATATCTGCAATAACCCTTGAAAAGAAATCTTTGAATTTGTCAACAATATAATCTCCTTCGAAATCTTTAGGTATGTCAATTACTACTTTCATTTTCTTTACCTCTCAATTCTTTTCTTGATTTATATGGTCTGTATTCACATTTTCCATTTCTTGTCCTGCAATAAACATAATCGTCATCATTTTTCGTATGACAGTGTTGACAAGTTCTGCATTTTTCGAAGAAATTTTCATCTTCCATTTATGTCGCCTCTCAATTCTTTCAGTTTTGCTTCTGCTTCTGATTTTGCTAAGTCCATACCAGCAAGGCATCCACTTGCATATGCATTCTCATAACATCTATCTATAGCTAAATAAAATTCATCACAAAACAATTCTGTAAGAGGACATTCTGAACACTTATATTCCATGTGATGACATTGCGTTTTTGTATGGACACATTCTCTGCAATCACCTTTTTTATCTTCGATTGGCAGCTTAATAAGCATGCCCTGCTCCTCTAAGTTTTCATACTCTTTGAGTTTTTCAAGGTTCTTAACAACAGCATCATACATTTCCAATAATTCATCTGTATCTTGAACCAATTCGCACTTATCACATTCTCTGTTGCATACATCAGCATGTCTTATACAATTTCTTTCAATATTCAACAGTTTTATTTCTTCATAAATATTCATTTCTACTCCTTTCTGAATCAAGCAAAATTTTGACTTTGCAACCTATATTTTTGTAGTTCTCAATAGCGATATCGCTTAAATAAAGGTGACAATCAAAATTATATTTCCCACCAATCACATGGCAAAATTTAAGATGTTTTAACATTTAATCTCCTTTCTAAAACGGGCATTCATTCGGATTTTTTAGAATCCATTCTTTATTGGCTTCTGCAACATCTACATTCGCCCTATAAGCAACTTTTTTCATCTTCTCGATAAAACTATCACTATCAGCATTTTCGCTCGATAAATGGCACATTATGACATTTTGCAAGCTATCTGAATAATTTGCTTTAACAAAATCGCAAGCCGTGTCAATGGATAAGTGACCTCTGAAAACGTGATTAGCTTTGCCTGCGTTATCCCCGCCGATTAAATCCTTGTCGTAGTTCACACCGAGTAAAATGTGATTTATGCCCTTAAACTTCCACTTAATCAATTCTGTGTCAGTGATGTAAAGCATTTTTCCCATTTCCGGGTGAGTGATTAAAAATCCGAAGCAAGGGCATTCGCTACCGTCTGCGTTTGTGTGCGTCCAACTTCCGTCTATCGTTGTTAGGTCAAATGCCTGTACTCTAAAATCTCCATTACCAATTTTCATAGGTTTTTCGCTTATGTATGGGGCAAATATCGGTATTCCCATAGCTTCAAAATCTTCTACTGACTTGCTATGGTCAAGGTGTTTATGGGTGCATAAGACACCCACAACATCTTTAACGTTCCAATCTAAGCCTTTCTTGATTTCTTTAATCGGCATTCCACAATCAAGAATAAGTGTTTCTCCACTGTCGGAAGTTAGCAGATAGCAATTTCCGGCTGACGATGAGCCTAAGCATTTTAAGTACATTTACATCTTCTCCTTTACTCACTACTTCGCAAAAACGATAATAATTTTTCTGTACAATCAGCACAAAGGTCGTATCTATAATCTACATATGAATAGCCATCTGGATTGCCATAAAACATTGAATGAAATCGCAGTCGATTTTCTTTTTTGATACCATATTTAAAATATCCAGCCCATTTAGACAAACTATACTCAAAAGGCTTTCCACATCTATCGCATTTGCGGATTTCTTCAACTGACATACTCTCACACCTCACTTCCTTAATACTTAATATTCATATTTCCGTCTTGTGAAATTACTCTCATTCAAAACTCCTTTTCTAATAAATCTTTATTGTTAAATATGTTGCCGATAACTTCAACTTCACAACCGCTCAATTCATCAAAATTCATCATCGAACTAGAATATTGCTGATATTCAAAGCAAGCCTTATTTGTTTCCCACGCAATCACATACATTTCTTCTGTACAATCACGATAAACAACAATATCATTCTCCCAAATCAGATTGCCGTTCTTATCCTTTAAGCCTGTACATTGGCAGATGGTAGATGGGTCTACTTCATTTATACTGATAAGGCTCATTATGTGGTCGTATTCTGTAACGATATACGGTGTGCCAGTAAAAGTATAAACCAAGCTTCCGTGAACCCACTCTTGATTGTCTTTCCTCTTTGCTTTAAATAAATGTCTATCTTCCATAATTACACTCCTATTCCTGCATAAACGGCGGAAGCGTACTATCTTCTGCCTGTTCTTCGGTTACTTCCGTGGCTGTGCTGTCAACAATGTCCGGTTCTTCAAAAGCAATTCTATTAGCATTTTCAGCAATTTCAGCCTGTGCGGTTTGATATACTTCGTCCATTTCAACCTGTGCCTGCCGTGCCATTGGGTCATAGTTCTTAGGATATTTCCTTGTCGCATTGTTACACATTTTTCTCTGAATCATACTCTCCGGTGTATCGAGCCAAGCACCGCTGATAAATGGTCTTGCAAGTTCACATTCAAGCATTTCATCAACTGTCTTACACGCTCTTAAAGCGTTAAGTATTTCTTCTTTCTTAGCCTTAATTTCTGTTTTCTGCTTTGGTGTAGCGTGGTATCTATCCTCACAAATGCCAAAAGTCTCATTCATTATGTTTTGCTTAACATGAGCTAAAAGATTTACCTTAACGCTGTCTCTATCAGCAGAAAGATACGTAACTGTTCCGTCTGCCAATTTAACAGGATAAACAACTCTTACTGCTTTATCAGACTGTCCATTTTCCTCCCACTCCGGTTCTGTAATTGTAAGTCCCTTGTGCTTAGGCGGTATGTACTTATCTCCCTCCTTAATTACCCAGTACGGATATACCTGTTTAACATCTTTGCCATAATTAGCAAGCAAAGAATCGTAGCCGCTACCCTCAATTCCCATTTCAACCTGTTTCTGCCAAATATCTTTTCCGGTCTGCGGGTCAACGCCTATTTTTATGCTTCGCAACTGAAAATAGCACTCTCTCGGATATGCACTCGCATTTAATTTAAGGCTTGCACAACGCTTCACAATGCCCCTTAAATTGCTTGTATCAAGATTTCCCATATTAATCTTAGGGTCACTCTTAACAAGATTGAAAATGCTTGTCATAGCTTCCATGGCGCACTCTTTAGCATAATCGTCCATTTCCATGCCGCAAGACTTGTAATCTTCAATGATAAGTCCTGTCATTGCGTTACTCCATTCGCTCAATGAAGTGGTAAACGCTTTCTTCTCTGCGACTGTTGTATTCTCTGCCATAATCTCTATTCCTCTCTTTCTAATAATTCTTTTACATATAAATCTGTATTTTTCGGGTATCGGTTACAATTTGAAGTTATCCTCAAAGTATGTTCTGCCAGTTCTTTTGCTTTTAAAATAACTTTTAAATCTGTTTCTGCCATTTACTAATCCTCTGATTCAAAGAGTTCAGATGAAAAGATACAAAAAGGGCGAACACCGTTGCTGCCGATACAGTAGTAGTCGTTGAAATTGCCGGACGGCGAAACAACGGCTACAGTACGTTCCCAACCCCTGTCAGCCGTACTCCAAGGCGTACATGTCCACCACCAATCGTCCAATTCATTATTAACAAGCAAATTGTTATACTTTCTTGCTTCGTCAAATGTTATCGGTCTTACCTTGCAATAACAAGGCTTAAATTCATCTTGCATATCAACAGATGTTAAGCTAACTGCCTGTTTAATAATGTTGCCTGCTCCAATCTCTGATTCAATGACCGGTTGGATGTTTTCTTCAATAACTCTTTTAAGATTAGATTTGTTGTAATCTCTTGTATTGCTGTCAAAAGCAATACCCTTTGCCATAAAGCTTTTAGATATTACATTTGTCGTGCCACTGCAACCGTTTTGCTCAAGAACGATAAAATCATGTTCTCCGATTTTAAACGTTTCTCCCGGCTGTAATTCTGATAACTGCACCTTATTATCCTTTTCTGCTTCTTCTAACTTTCTCACAAGCTCTCTAGCAAGTTCCAATTCTCTACTCATTTAATTTTCCTCACTTTCATTGATAATTCTCAATACATTTTCGGCGTTTTCTAATCTTTCTTTTTGCAGTCTAATCGTTGCTTCGCCCATTTCCTTGAATTTATTTTTTGCATATTCAAAGTTAGGTTCTGTCAAAATTATTCTGCTGTTAATAACCAGCCCTATATCCTGCTTTCTTATACGGCTGGTATACCCTGTACCATATGAATCATACATATATGTTTTTGGAGTTTCTCGTGCTTCAACCTTTTCTATATGTATTCCTTTTGGTCTATTGTTAAAAAAAGTATTTAATGTGTAAACATATAAATTCATGTTATCCCTCCACAATCTCTAATTTCTCACTATTATTAACAATCAGCATAATCAACTGACTATCAACCATGCCTGCTACCCGCTTCTGATTGTCGGTTGACAGGCTTTCACTGTCGTCTAGGAAAATTGGACAGCTAATACTGCTAATTTTCTGAATTGACTTGCAAATGTCAACTCTGCCCAAAATTCGGTTGCCCTTGTTTGACATGGTTGTAAGAATCGACTTGCCGTCAATTTTTGGAATGCAAACAGACTTGTAATTTCCATTCTTAGCCAGCTCAAACAACTGCCATTCAACTAATTCAAAATGGCTGTTAATAGCTTCTGACAGCGTTTTATTCTTTGCTTTGTCCAATTCTTCAAGCAAGGCAAGTATCTTTTCTGCGTTCGCTTTATTCTGTTCAGAATCAATCCTTGTTTTCTTCAATTCTTCAAGCCGCTGTTCATCTGCGGCAGTATCGGATTTAGCAATCTGATTCTCGCAGCCTGCTAACTGCTGTCTTAAATCCGTTTCCTGTGCTTTTAATTCTGCCTTAACTGCTGAAATATCATTAGCCTTGTGCATAGCTTCTTCTTTTTCAGTTATCTTCTGTTCAAGTGCCTTGTATTCGTCTGTTCCTGTTACATCAATTTCAACTGGAAGTGCCGCTAATTGGCTTCCAAGGTCTTTTAACTTCGCTTCCTGTTCTTTTTTTTCGGATTCGTGTGTAGCAATTTCTTCATTCAATTTAGCAACAGATTCTCTTTCTGAATCCACAAGAAATTTAATCTTGTTGCCCCTTTCAGCTTCGCTTTCGAGTGCCGAAGCCTTTTTAGATTCAAAGTTTTTAATAAGCAATTCAACTTTGTCTGCCGGCAACTCCTGTCCGCACATCTGACAAATTTTTTCATTTTCGTCAAACTGCATTTCATGTAATTTCGTCCACGTCCCCCTAGCTTCCTGCAATTCAAGCGTGTATCTGCCAATAACTGCATTGGCTTTTTCGATTTCATCATTAGCTGTTTTAATGCTTCTTGAAATTTCATCAATCTTACGCTTGACGTCAACGATTTCATCATCAATCCGTCTTCTCTGTTTGAAATTTTCTTCATTTGCCTTGCGACCCATGTCATTCAGTTCAAATTTAAGATTGATAATATCGGTACTTGCCTTATCATATCCGGATAACAGCTTATCATTGTCAGTCTGCTTTGCTACACAATCGGCAATCTGCTCTTTAAGGCTGTTCTTCTGTAATTCAAGGTCAGATGTATCTACGGCCTGTTTAAGCTGTATATCTCTTTCCTTTTCCTTAATCTGTCCGTCAAGAATAGGCAAATCCTTTGTAATTTTGGTCTTGGTAGCCTTATTCATAGCCAATAATTCCTCTGCCGCATATTTGCCTAACAATGGAACTAACTCGGCTAATTCGGTCTGCTGGCGTGCTACATCAATATCAGAAACGTCCTCTACTAAATCAAATAAATATTCTCTCATGTCTGCCGGTTTCTGATTAAGAAATGCGTTCACATTACTACACATCTTAAACACGTTCATATCAACGCCAAGATACGCGTTGAAATCCTTTAATGTCTTAGGAACATCATTGATGAAATACTTGTTATCGTCTTTATAACTGCTGCCATCCTTACTGTAGGTACGCTTCTGCACTTTCTTCATAGTTATTTCTTTTCCGTCAACGTCAAGTGTAAGTTCAACGCTTGTGTCCATATCATCAACGGACTTTCCGCCTACTTCCCGGCGCACAACCGGATTATCTTTTAATTCATAATCGCAGTTAAACATGCACCACTTATATGCTGCAGCAATACTGGATTTTCCTTTGCCGTTCATTGCGAAAATTTTTGTTAAATCAAAGAAGTTAAATTCTTCATGCGCATAACACATGAAATTTTCTACGATAATTTTTAACAGCTTAATCCTCATCCCATTCCACCTTGTCCCTTTCTTTTTCAATTTTTTGGGCTTCAAACTCATTTCCCAAAATTCTGTACATGTCCACCAGTGATATGTACTTATCCGCTTTTGTTTTGCTCAAAAGCACTTGAACTCTTGTTTCTGTGTCCAAAAGTGCTTCATACCGTTTCTTCGAAATCTTAATCTTCGCCATTTTCGGAATCCCCCTCTCGTAAATTATTGATTGACAATTCGTAGGCTGTCTTGATTTCTTCTGTGCCGTCTTCATACCTTTTCAGATATTCACGGCTTTGTAATCTGCCGGTACAAGAGATTTTTGCACCAACATTCATAAGCCCTGCCTTAACAGCTTTTCTTCCCCATGCAACGCAAGGAATGTAATCTGATTTTCCATACTTCCGGTTACTTGCTACCAGTAAGTCAGTAATCTTTCTATTCAGCGGCGTTTCACGGAAAATTGGTTCACGGCAGATATATCCGTCCAGTTCCGCAAAATTTCCGTCTTTTCCCGGATATTCTGTAACATCTTTTGCGAATACAAAGATGTGACAGTGACCGTCATAGTTCATTGTTCGGATTTCTCCAAAAATTTCAACCTGTTCATCTTCCTTAATATTTTTAAGGAAAATTTCTGAAAATGTAACGTTGAGCGTGTCCGGGACACCACTTGTCCTCACACTTGTAATCTGTGTTGAATAAAATTTCTCACCATGGTTTTCGTGTGAGAAAACCGGTTCTTTTGTTATTCTTCCGCTGATTTCAATTTTGTTCATTTCTTTGTCCTCTTTTCTTTTAATTTTTAAAGTCTTCTTTTACGACATCAATCTTGACAAGTCTTTCCCACTTGACAAAATTAAATACTGCTTTGGCTTCTGCGCCGTCTTCCTGTGGTACAAGCACTCTGTTATTAAGTGCTACAATTACTGGCTTGTCACCGGCAACTTTTAAAAACTGCGCCTGCAATCCGATAGGCGCGACAATGGCAATAATGTCACAGTCGTTGATTTCTTCCTGTAACTCGCTTGCCGATTCAATCGACCGGTCAATCTGCACGATTTCAACGTTTCCCAGTGCGGCTAACTGTGGCTCTGTCATTTTGTGTCGAGAAAACCACAGGACCTTTTTAGGCTTCGGATTTTCTTCAAATCTTACAACCTTGCCGTCATTCAAAATGACTGACTGATTTTTCATTTCCTGCATTTCTACGCAATCCTGTACTGTTACCTTTTCTTTGTTCATTTCTTTTTCTCCCTTTATTAGTCTTTGTGAATTTGTCAATCGTTTTCCGGCTTCCGGTTTCCTTATTAATAAGTTTTAAATAAAACTCTGTTTCTTCAACCAAAAGCCAATGTTCGGCATTTAAGTGGTGCGCCGAACACGCTTCTTTCTGTTGCCTTGTAAGCTTCTTTGGCTGTTTCATTTTTTATCCTTTCCGTTACTCCATGAGTAAACCAACGCAAGCCCAATTTCAACGAGGATTGTGAAAATTACTCCTGCCGCAAATGGATTAATATACATTTCATACCCCTTTCTAAAAACTCATGCACATCTGTGCATTGGAATTTTCAATCTGTTCTGAAAGCACGGTCGGCGGCAAATAGCAATCAATAAAATCATGCACATCTGCAATGTATTTGCGTTTTATACTCTTGTATGTTGAAACACACCCGTATTCGCGCTTCAACTGCCGGTATATGTCCGCAAATACCGAACTCCTCACGCTACTGTCTTTGTATGCGCTGGTGTTCTTGCCGCCCAGTACATCAACTACTTTCCTTTTGATATGCTTCTGCACTTCGTCTATTTCACAGCCGTACAGCGGCATATCATTTTCAAGGGAAGATATTTTATCTTCAACCTTGTCGATTCTTTCATTCAGCTTCACATTGCCTTTTGCAATAAGCCGAATTTTTTCCTCATCCGTCATGTTCATGTTGTAGTTTCCCGTCTTTCTGATTGACGGAAGAACTTCTGACGTTACCCAGTGCTTAAATTCCTTGGCTTTTTTCATTTTGCTTTGAAATACTAATGAATAAAATCCGCTCTCATTTATTACTATTGTCTGTCTATTCTGTCTGCCGTCAAATAAAGGAATGATTTTTTTGTCGCAATCATCAACATGAGCTTTTATATCTCGACTACCGTTTTGGTACTCCAGCTTTTCGGCTACATCAATGCCTACGAAATAAGGTTCATCATCAATTATCAAAGTTCGAATTTCTCCGAACTCGCCACTGAAAACCTGTAAATTTGTATCTGCCATTTCTTCTCCTTTCTGTGATATAATCCTCTTATCTTTATTAAAGAAAAGAGGTGAATGTCTATGGCTAAATGTCCACAAAATTCATTCAAAGAGTGCTATGGCTCTGAATGTGAATGGTACATAGCCGATAAAGGGTTATGTTCTATTACCTGCATTGCTCAAAGCACAGGTGATATCAGTGTTCTTCCTTTGGCTTTTCAGTATTTAAAAGATACCCAAAAGAATCAGCTATTCGACAAATAGCTGATGAAAGTTCAACCAAACTAGGTTTGTACCCTCTATCGTTAGGTTTAACTTTCTTACTTTCCTCTGCCAACAGCTCCATCTGCTGACAGAGGATTTCTAAAACGTGTTCTTTTTTACTCTCCATCTCCTACTCCTGTTTCGTCCTTGTTTTTAGGCTTATCTGCCATAGTTTCCACCATTCCAAGTAAATAACCTTTTTGGTAATCCGACATCTTTGGAATAGTATCTTTTAATTTTTCAACAATTTCTTTTTCTTTTTCACTCATGTTCTCACCTCGCTTCCATTTGTTGATTGTAAAACAATTATATGTCGGTGTAAAACTTTTGTCAAGAACTTTTTGTTGATTTTTTCAACAAAGTATGATATATTACTTTTTAGAAAGGAGGAAAAAAGGAATTGAACAATAGAATTAAAGAAATCCGAAGTCATTTTAATTTGACGCAACAGGAATTTGCTGACAAAATAAAAGTCAAAAGAAATACTGTTGCAACGTATGAAATGGGTAGAAGCGTTCCTAGTGATTCGGCAATAGCTTTGATTTGCAAGGAATTTAATGTAAACGAGTTTTGGCTACGCACAGGAAAAGGCGAACCCTATATTAAAAAAAGCAAAGATGAAGAAATTGCTGAAATGCTTGCAGACATTCAAGCCGCTGGTGAAAAAAGTTTTAAGTACAGACTTATTGCGGCACTTAGAAAATTGAACGAAAAAGACTGGGACAGTTTAGAGAAGCTTGTCGATTCAATGATTGAAAACAAATAAAAGAAGCCGGGATAACACATTATGCTATCCCGGCAATTTTATTTAAGTAATCTTTTTATGTACGCATATATAACTTTAAGCCAATGCGTATTATCACATTTATTTATTAATTTAAAAATCTCATTTCTGTAGAAAACATTTTCAGTGTTATCTTTTTTACACATAATTTACCCTCCGTATTCCCCGACACAAAACATAAAGTAGCGATACAAACATTATAGAACAAATGTTTGTTTCCGTCAAGATTGGAACAAAGGTCGCTGATGTAAATTAAGGTTATGTAAAGGGGCGGCGGCGCAATGCCAAACAGCGCAACCGCCCACCGGAACTTGAATTGCCCAATCTTTTGGACAATTTAATTTTACAAAAATTACCAATTTTTCACAAACGATTTAAACCGCAAAAAACGACATTTACTCTAAAAACGTCTACATTTTATAGCGTATGCTGTCACATAATGTCGGATTGCGGCGCGTATAGTACTAATTTGCTATTTATCAGTTCGACAAAAATTAGGTTATGTGCTATTATTATTTAAAAATAAAAGCAAGGGAGAATTTTTATGAAAAAGAAATTATTATGCTTATTAATGCCGGTATGCCTTTTAGGGCTTGTAGCTTGCCAAAATTCAACTGCGAATAATTCCGCCGCCGCAAGCAGTACAGAAGCCGTCACGGAAGCGCAAACTGAAACAGAAGCCCCTACAGAAAAAGAAACGCTGTTATCAAGGGATAGAATGACATACACCGAAGATATTACATACGAAACTCTTGCAAGATACCCGGACAAAAATATTGATAAACCTGTGAAATTTGACGGAAAAGTTATACAGATGATTGGTGCGGTTGATAGCAATTATACCGCTATAAGAATGGCTGTAGATGATGACTATAATCATGTGTTGCTTGTTGTTTACGCAAACGATGTAATTGACGGTAAACTACTTGAAAATGATAGAATTACAATTTATGGTGGTTATGTCGGTCAGTATTCATACACATCTACATTGAATAAACCGATAACAATTCCACAAGTTGAAGCTGTTATGATTGATTTACATTAAAATATCACCGGGAGTATTACACTCCCGGCTTTTTTGTGCTTAAATCAATTCGCAATCGCTGACATTGACTGCCGCAAATACGGAACCGTTGAAACTAAGGACTGCTCTATCCCCGTCAAGCTGTGTGACTTCATAGCCGCTGTCATTGTGCCATGCCTTAATTGCCGTGCCATTGTAGTCAGTATCGCCGTTGAAACGGACGGTATCGCCCGCAGAAATGCCGCCGCAATCCGAACTTTCTTCTGAATCGTCAGAATCATCACTGCCGCCGCCAGCAATGCAATCATCATTAATCCAGCCTGTGCCATCGTCAATCAGATACGGATTTCTCGCGCCGTCAACAACTCGTGTAATTGTGCCGGTCGTATAGGTAGGCTTTAATGCTTCTTCTGATGTTGAAGATACATAGATTGTATCGTAGTTTACGGTATCGCCTACAGAATAGCTGTATCCACCGCCCTCTGTGTCTTCTTCATCGCCGCCGCAGTCGCCCGAATTGCTATCAGAATCACTGCCGCCGTCAACTTCCGGTAACTCGCCGTACCAGTAATTCATATCAACTCTGCTTGACGGTACACCGGCAACCTCACCGTCTGATGTATACTGCCATAACAGGCAATCCATTGACGGCTCTGAAATTCCCCAATGCGCGAGCCATATTTCATAATTGGATAACTGGTCTGCATAGATTACCGAATCCCAGTAATTTTTGCTTGCGTAAACACCAGTCTTGTATCCTGCTTCGGATACTCTGTCGCAGAAAATCTTACAAAAATCAGTAATTTCCTGTCTGTTATCGTATGGGTTGAAGTTGTGCTTTTCTTTATAGCTGTCCGCGTCTTCCATGTCGAACCATACACCTAACACCGGATTGTAGCCCTCTACCATGCGCAGTGCGTGTGCCGCTTCGCTTTCTGCTTCGGCATTATTTAACGCATAAGAGTACAGATACACACCATACGGAATGCCCAGTCTTTCACATTCTTCCATGTTACGGATTGCTTGCGGGTCGTCCTGGTTTGTGCTGTCATTGCCGTGACCGACACGAATAATTACACCGTCAACATTTTCCTTTGTGGTATCCCAGTCGATAACTCCGTTATGCTTACTTACATCAATTACTGAATATCTGCTCATATGAACCTCTTTCTGCCGCTGTTCTGCGGCTAAATATAATTTTTATTGTGTTTTAGGGTAAAAAAATAAGACACTTTCGTGTCTTTCTAATAAATGCTATTTAACTTTTTACCGGCTTTCTAACTGCTGTCGTAGTACATGGTTATCACCTGCCTTTCCTCTGTTGTTTTTTATTTTTTACTGTGCCCAACAATCTACCCAGAAGAAATTTTTTGTCGAGAAGCCTGTAGTACCACTACCGCCATAAATTGTAATATAGCCTTCTTCGTCCCAACTCCATTTCCAGCCGCCCAAATTTCCTGAATAGTTAAAATGTATATCAAAATACAAATTAATATTTTTATTGCTGCTTATTATTTGCGCCGGATTTGCGCTTGTAACCGGTACTAAAGTTTTATTGTTTTTTGTTATGTCAAATTCTGTAACTATCCCATTTTTACATTCATCATTCGTGCATAACAGCAGTTTATAATGTCGCATATTCATATTCCCCATGGTTATGTACTCGCCACAGTCAGCAGTTTGTACTATGCTTACCGGGTTGTCACTGTAATTATTAATTGTAAATGTCGAATTTGATACAATATTCAATTTATGAGTATGCGCTTCCGGTGGATATGTAGAGGGTGTGTCTTTTATCCCAGCCCAGTTTACACTTCCTGCACTTTCTGCATAATTTACGCTAAAATTACTAGGATTATAAACATACATGTCTTTTCCGTTTTCACCGCCCCAAATCCATTTTGGTTGTCCAGTTTTCCCTGACCAATTAAATGTCATTGGAACACCCGCATTGCCGTCTCTCCCTAAGTACGAAGTTGAAGATGAAATCTTAGAATTATTAACAATACCTGCATCAACACCGACGATATAATCTGAATACTTTCTAATGTCCGCATTTTCACGGCTTACACCAGCTGTATCAAACTCCCACCGCCGTGAGCGGCTACCCCTGCCACCCCCAGCAAGAACTGTAATATTTACCGCGTCATACGTACCTGTCGCCTTAAAATACAAATCTGCATACTGTGTTTCTCCGGCTGGAGAGTACAGTTTTACAAATAATTGGTCTGCCGAAAATCCTTGCCTTGCAAGCCAAAAGACCTCACATTCCGTTGTGTTTGCATTTGCTATTACATTAGTTCTAAAGCAAACTTTTACGATTCCAAAGCCGCCAGCTTTAAAGCCGCTATCAATAACAAACACCATTGAACCATCGTTGAAATTTGTTGTGGCGCTTATATATGCAATTCTTCGATACGGCTTATCAAGTGAACCGGAAGTTATCTGCCGACACATACCATATCCCCAGTTTTCAAGAGTAACATCACCTGTACCGTCAAAATTCACACTAGCTTCACTCAAACCAGTCAACGATATTTTTCTACTTTTTTCTAATTTTGTCGCACTTCCTGCATTGCCGCCTACCGGCACCGCACCTACATTTTCCGCTGTAATATTAACATTGCCCCGCCTATACGCACTTTCTGCACTGCCTTTTACGCCTGTTACAGGTGTTCCCGCGAGGACATCCCACTTTCCGTCCTCTGTCTTATATACGTTTGCGCCTGCTGGAATAGTATTTCCCGCTCCTTCTTTAAATTCAGCAGTCGTTGTAAACTGGTTCGAAATGTTATACATGCTTCCGCCGTCCGCCTCTGACAGTGCCGGAAGATTTGCAAATGCAACCGTTCCCATCGGTCTTAATGCGCCTGAAAACGATTCAGAAATCCGTCTTGCCTGCTCGTAATAGTATTTTGCACTGTCTGTATCTGCTACGGCATAGTTTTGTGCTGTGTCCGCACTTGCCGCCGCATTAGAAGCGTACTGCTGTGCCGCATTGGAATTTGAAACTGCGATGGTTGCGCTATTTGCCGCGCTATTTGCCTTTTCATTGGCTAAATTTGCGCTTCCTGCGGCATTATCGGCACTTGTTTTAGCTGTTGCCGCGTTTGCCGCCGCTTCTTCTGCTTTCGTACTTGCCGTATCTGCGCTTGTTGCCGCCGCCGATTGGCTCTGTGCCGACTGTTGGCTATAATACTTTGCATTGTCCGTATCTTCGCCTGTGCGGCTGTTTGTACCGCCAGTAGCATAACTCTGTGCTTTTGTAGCACTCGCCGCCGCATTGGATTCACTGGTTGCCGCCGCTGTTTCACTTGCCTTTGCATTGCTTTCAGATTTTGCCGCCGCCGACTGGCTTGCCTGTGCTTTTGCAACTTCAACTTTAATATCTGCAAGATAATTAGGCTGTAAATGCTTTTCCTGTATGCTCGCTTCTTTTACGATTGCAGACACTTTACCGGTGCCGTCAATCGAAAATGCCACCGTATCACTGTCCAAAAACTCATACTGCGTAATCAGTGCTGTCAGGTCTATATATTGCTTTGTGCCGTCAATAAGCGTTAAAATAATCTGCTGTGTTTCGGCATTGTATGAAAAATTTACCGCGATTTTTTCCATCTGCGTGTCAATCGTTATTTTTGAGCCATTTTTTTTAGTAATAGTAATAATTCCCGTCTTTTCTTCAAATGTAACGTCCTGCACCAGTGTTGAAACTTCTTCCTTAGTCGCTTTGGTAGTGTCCAGTGTAATTACCCTATTGTCAATTTCATCTGTAGCCACATCTATTTTATTCAGATTACTTTCATTCAGTGGTGTTTCATCACTCGGATAATTTTCCCAATTTATACGACCATACGTTTTATTCATGCCTGCTCCTTTCTATCCTTCTATGTCACCCCACGGAGTTGTCCAGCTTCCGCCCAAATTAATGCTTCCGTCATTGCAATCAATAGAAATGCTTCGTTCTCCGTCATCAGATTGCATATACAACAATCCCGGATATGCGTGAAAGTTTGCCCCGGAACTTCTACTAATAAGCAATTCGTCCGGTTTTAAAAGTGCCTGTGCATTTTCTCCTAAAACATACCGCAAATATCCGTCAAATATCTGCCATTCTCCGATTAGTCCAGATAACGCTTCCATACTGCCGTCCAAACCGATTTTAAAATTCTGATTAGCCGTCACAGCGCCGTTCAGATTGATTTTGTTTGCTTCAATCGAAACGTTTTCGGCAGATTGGTTAATTTTTGAAATAATTTCATCGCCATTTACTTTTTTTGATACTTCTGTATTAATGCTGTCCGCCGTCTGCCTTATTGCACTATTCATCTGTTCTGTAGTGCTGTAGCTTTGCAGTTTTCGGGTTACCTCTGCCGAAATTCCCTCTGCTGTAGCATTGATTTGGGTATTCATTTCCGTTGTTGTGCTGTAATCCTTTAACTTATCTGCTGTGTCCTGTTTTGCATTACTTTCAGCCGTTTCAGCGGCAGATTCAGCATATTGTTTAGTTTCCGTTACCTGTTTTGATAACTCTGCTGTAAATCCGTCTGCCGTCTGTTTTATAGAACTTTCCAACTCCGTTTTTGTGTTTGTAGCGTTTTCTTTTGTTTCGTAGTTTTTGCTTACTTCTGATGTAATTGATTCCGCAGTCTGTGTAATTTTCGTCGATAAATTGCCCTCGGCTTCGTTTGCCCGCTTTACTTCCGTTGCAATTGATTCTGCGTTTTGCTGTATACTACTGGATAAGTTGTTTACTGAATCGGATACCTCGCTTCGGATACTGTTTGCAGTCTGCTCAATACTGCTTGTTAGACCATCAGTCGTGTTTTTAACTTCTGCCCTTATATCCGTTGCAGTCTGCTTAATTTCAGAACTTAATCCGCTTTCAACGTCCGTAATCTTACTGTTGGTTTCCTCGATTGTCCGTGTCAGCACGTTGGTCTTTCCTTTAAGCTGTATAATGCTTTTATGCACGCTATTTACCTGTGTAGAACGGTATTCTTCACCCGTTGCTTCATATTCGTCCCTAAGCGCCTGTATGCCCTTTAGCGTACGTTTTAACACGTAGCTTTCGATGATTTCATATCGTGTCGGCAGACGGACCGCGTCACCTACTTCAATACATGGGTTTCCTTTGCAGTCCGCAGAAAACGGTCTGTAAATAATTCCCCGGATTTTTCCGTAAATGTTATTTGCGATTCCCGTCAGTTCTTCACTGCCTTTGCCGTAAACAAGAAAATTATCCTGTATAACATAGGCATTTGTGCCGCTTCCGACAATTACTCCGATATCGTCTTCTTCTTTCCGGATTTGCAGTTTATCAATAGTTTTCACGAGGAAATCTTCGTATTGCGCCGATATATACAGACTTTTGCTTATTCTCGTGCTTTTCGGCTCACGCGGGTACAAATCATCTGCCGGATACAGGTTGTTTCTTGGATATAATCCCTGTATTTCCTGTTCAAGGTAAATGTAATGGAATTTGCTGTCACGTCCAATGTGTCCGAAACAGCCGTTAATTTCACAAATACAATTCAGCACAGTTGCACCGCTTAACTCTTCCGGCTCAACCGTCTTTTCGACTTTCATATCATCATTTACAAGCTGTGCGTCCGCCTGCTCAATCCCAAAATACCCAAAAAAGCTATCCCGAAAAGCTTTCATTGTCGTCGTGCTGTCTTTTTCCGGCAATAATGCGTTGTACCACTCCGCCACATCTGCGTTTATCACGTCATACAACGCATCATAAGCCACAATATCGCGCTTTGTTCTATCTGCCGTTGGTGTGTCAGAGTATACTTTATATCTGCCAATTTGAAACGGATTTGCAGTGTTATTATCAATTACCGTTTTAACCGTTATCATTTTGTCTTTCATCGGCAAAAAAATGTTTGATACAGTAAATTTAAGCACCGCCGCTTCACAGCTTCCGATTGTCAATTCAGATTCCGAACAAATGCTTTCTGTCAATTCAAACTGTTCTTGATGTAGTTCAACATTTGTAATTTTTGTCGTTTTATCGTCCGTTTCAATCGTCAACTGCTTATCTATGCTATCTTTTTTAAACAATTCTGCGTATTGATAATTAACCACCGTAAACACCTCCAACAAAAGCAAATCTGATTGAATCGTATCGAATTACATTTCCGTATGTGCCGTAAATTGTTGGCTGAAAATCAGCCATATAGCCATACTGCGTAACATAATCGTCATATTCCGGGATATAGGCTGTAATATAACAGCCACGTTCCTGCGAATTTGTAAAATTGTTGCGAATATTGCTCATCAGTACTTCAAATGTTTCATTTGTAAGCATTGCCTTGGTTTCAAATTCAACTTTTAATGCCTTTAATTCAACAGCGTTTCTATGCTCGTATCCGTTTGCGTCCGTGTAATCGTCAATGTCCTGCATATTTGCGTATGCGCTGTAGGAATCTGCCTTGATTAATCCGTCCGGTATCGTATAATCTCCAATTTTAATTAAAAAGCCGTTGTACGCCATGCCTGCACCTCACATTTTTAAAAATTGGTAACAAAAAAGCACATACCGGTACTCGATATGTGCTAAAGAAATGGCAAAAGGCGAAACCTACATAAAATAGATTCCGCCGCAAAGCAAGTTGTCACGTATTATAATAGATTAATTATCATCTATTGTACATGCATTAATAATCAAATGCCGGTTTGCCAGTTCTGTTAAAATATTCTCTTGCGTATTTCCTTGCACTATTTCCAATGTCGTTTTGGCTTATACTCAAGTCCTTGTTGAGTATTCCTTGTAACAACTGGTTCTGCTGTCTAAGCAGTGCTATCTCTCGCTGTGACGTATCGTAAATGGAATCTTTAATACCCGTAATTTCTGCGCCGCCCGCTACTGCCGACTTGCCGCCGACCGTTCCGGCAATTTCCGGTATTCCGTTTTCGCCCGCCATGACAATGCTATATTTTTGCGGAAGATAACCGCCGTCCGCATACCCTTTAATACGAATTTTAGCAAATCCACTTTTCAATGGGTCGCCTGCGCTATAATTATCATCGCTTTCCAGTTCCATTTTGTAACTATTTTGAATAGCGTTTGTTAATGCGTCATGGACTTCCCATGCTTTACTGCTTATCGTATCTGCTAAGTTATTCATGAGGTCAGCTCCAACGTCTGAACCGATTTCTCCTGCGTTTACCGCGTCTATAATTGACAGGAAAGCAACTGCCGTTGTGTTCGGTACACCGTCAATATTTTCCTTGTACGAATCAACAAGGTTTTCACCCGCTTTTGAGCCGGTATCAAGTGCCTTTGAAATAGCCGTTTGTTGAATATTGTCGAATATTGCGCTATTGTATCCCGGCAATCCGCTTGTTGTGGTCGTAAATCCGTTATACAGCTTTGTACCGCCATCTGTTCCTACAACACCCAATCTGCCAAAGGTTTCACTTGCTTTGTTGTAAAAATTTGAAATATCTTCTGTAGATTCGCCTGACTTTTCCGCTACATTTTTTTCAATGTCATACATTGACTGTTGCACGGATTCTCTTATTTGCTCATTGTTTTGTTGCATTGTATCCCGCAAATTATTAGAACTGTCCGCGGTTTCGTCCTGCTGTTGGGTAAGATTGTTGTATTCATTTCTGCATACTGCCGCTTCTGTCGCGGCGTCTGATATTGCGTTTGTAGCCTTTGCATAATTATTTTCTAATATTACGCTGTTATTTGTTAATTCGTAAACTTCTTTGCGATTAAGTCCCAGTTCATTACGCAAATCTTCTGATGTCTTTTTGAAACCGTTAGTGCGTTCTTTTGTTTTATCAAGTATTTCCGTTAAAACATCAAATGCGTCACCCAATCCACTGATTTCATATGTTGAATCAAATGCCTGTTTAGACATCCCGGTGAGGTTTTTGACGTAATCGTAGATGATTTTATCTGCTTCATTAATTTTTTCATTGTTTTCTTTTAACTGGTTTCCGATGTCAAATTGTTGTTTGTACAAATCCTTTAATACATCTTGCATTGCCGCCGCTTTTGCATAGGCTTCCAACGCTGAAATTGTATTGTATACCTCATCTTTCTGACCTTTAAACTCGCCAGTTACCGTATCAATCGAATCTGCCAATTCCGGACACTGTTCGACAATGTAATTTGCGTATGCAATAAGCATTTCCTTTTGCGAATCTGTTAAATTGTCAAAATTATCTGCCAATTCAAAGTATTTATCTGCAACGCTTTTAACGCCTGCATAGGTATCACCTACACTGTTAAGCTGGTCTTTAGATGACTGTATTGTTGAATTTAAGTTTTCCGCTGTCTGTTTTACTGTATCGCTTATATTTATAGATGAATCTTTTATCTCTTTTTCTGCTTTTGCCGCACCAATGCCGATTCCTGCGATAGCCGCAACCACACCTGTAATACCAACGATAGCCGCTGTCCACGGTGTAGATAAGCCAATCAACTTCAAAGCCGCCGCCGCCACTCCTGCGCCTGCCGCCACTTTTGCCAACATACCGACTGTAAAATTAGCACCTTCCCCAATTTTTTCAAAAACAGTTGCAACTGTTAAAAACTCTGTTGCAATACCCGCAATTCCGATTGTGGCTTTTAACTTTGTTGACATTAAAGACGAAAGTGTTTTTGATAGTCCACCATAATCAATATTTCCTATTGATTTTTTAATTCCAGCTGTAAGTGCCTTTGAAATTCCTGCGTTTTGTGCAATTTCAACACCCATTTTTGCCGCAAGTGATTTTGCTATTGACTGTGAAATTGACGTTGCAATACCCTTTAAAATATTTTTAGCAATTTCCAGTTTGAAATATTTCTTTAAAAGCACTGCTCCAATTATGATTGCTACTGTTTTTAGTTCAACATCACCAATTAATGTTGCTATTCCCTCAAGCACTTTTGACCATTTGATATTTTTTATAGCTGTTTTGATTGTGTCATAAATGCCTTGAACCCACTTATTGATAGCTTTTGCGGTTGAAGCAAAATCAAACGTTTCAAAAAATTGATTTATCCCGGTTGCAATAGAAAATCCTAAGTTTTCCCAGTCAAACGTTTCCTCAAATGACAAAGCCGTATACACAGCGGTATTTAACGCTCCTGCAATAGTTCTGCCGACAGCACCGAATAATTTCGGTGAGATAAGCCCGTTGAGAAAATCAGCAAGGCCTTTACCAAAATTTCTAGCACCGGCATACACGCTGTCCCAGTCAATGCTATTCAGCGTATCTGTAAGCGTATTGCCTATATACTCGCCTAACTCGCGTAAATTTTTAATTTGACTTTTATAGTCTTTCCAAATGGTATCGACTTTCACAAGACCACCGCTTGCTCCGTCTGCACTTGCCGCTCCTGTGCCGCTACCCTTTTTGCCATTTCCACTACTTGAATCCGGTGTTGTAATCAGTTTTAATTCATCAAACTGTCTTACACCCTTATTCAGCTTTTCAACGTTTTTAGCGGCGTTTCCGGTGCTGTCTGCTATATCATCGGCGCTGTCCGCGACGTCCGACCAATCATCGGCAATACCTTTGTTTGTAACTTCAAATTTCCAACCAAAAATTGCACCTAAGGCATTTGTTACCGTTTCAGCGAAATTAATAACCTGTGTCATTGCGAAATTTAATCCGCTTAAAAACGGCTTAAACGCATTAATCAACGATGTACCTATAATTCCTGCCAGTTCTTGAAATGATTGCTTTAAAATGACCGTTTGATTGTGCCATGTATCGGCAGTTTTTGCAAAGTCGCCTTGCGCTGCCACCGTATTTGCCATAACATATTTGTATCGCAACATGGTTTTTTCAGCCTGTGTCATGGAACTGATATTAGCGTCAAGTCCGTTTTTTAAAGCCCACTCTTTTAACGTTGCTTGTGTCAAATCAAGTCCATATTTTCTTAATGGCTCTGTTTCGCCTGTGAAAATTGCTTGAAGATTTCTCGCAACGTCTGACTGTTCCATATCGTAAAACGAAGCCATATCTGCCGTCAGCTTTGTCAGTTCAATGGACATATCAGCCATTTTCTTTTGAGAAAAGCCCATAGCGACACCCATAGCTTGAAAACGGCTTGAATACTGCTTTACGGACAGTTCTGACATACCAAAATCCTGTATAGATGTTTTTGCCATGTCGTTTACAAGGTTTTCATAATTTCCGAAAGTGGTACGTACAACGTTTTCAACTTCTATGAGTGATGAAGCTATATCAATCGAATCTCCCAGTTTACTGATTCCTCTAAAAACAAGCCAGTATGAAGCGTATAATTTACCAAATGCGGAAGCCAGCGACCAACTGCTTTTAGTTGCCGAATTTGCAGAAGATGAAACATTCAAAAAGTTTTTGCTTAATGACGTTGCCGCTCTGCCACTTGAAGCCCCTGTGCGGCTTAAATTCGCAAGCGCATTAGTCATGTCAATAAGGTTTTGACTTACCTTTGGTGCTTTTGACAGTTCTTGCATAAGCTGTTTCATCGCGCTTGAAAGCTTCGGTATATTGTCAATAGCCTTTGCGGCGCTGGCATATCCTAACTGCTTGATTCCTGTCACAAGTTCCGTAATCTGCTTTGTTGCTTCACTGGTTGCCTGCATGGAATTAAAGGACTTACTTAGGTACGCCATTGCTGTAGAAGCCTTGTTTATTGCGGCAGTGTCAATGGTTGAAATCTTCTGAATACCTTTTGACAAACGCGTAAAATCTGCCGTGCTTACGCTTTTCATTCCCTGCATTGCATTTGTAATATTTTTTACACCACTTGCAAACCCCGCAAGATTGGCATTGTTGATAACTCCTAACGAACTTGATAAATTCTCTAAATTTTTAACAAGTTTATCAAGCGCATTGTTTGCCTGTGTTGCATTTGCTTGTATTTTAAGCTCTAAGCTGTCCAGTTCATTATCTGCCACGTCCTCACCACCTTTAGCGCAAAAATAAAGGTGGTAGCAATTCGCGTGCTACCACCTATGACGGACTTAATATGCCGCCCTCTTTTTCCAGTATTTTGATTCTTTGTTGCATTTCAAACATTGCAACATCTTCATTACTTTCTTTTGATTTTGGCTTACTTTCTTCTTCAAGTAAAATTGAAACTGGTTTTTTGATGTACTCCGACCTTGCCTTTTTACCATTTAAGCAACGGTCTATCGCATAAATAAGGGCAGATATTCCATATGTACCGGCAAAGTGCCATATATCGCTATCCTGTTCTTTTCTTTTCAACTCATGTCCTTTTATACAGTATCCTAACTGCGCCGGTGTCATGTGCTTAAACTCATCTATGTGTATCCCGATTGAAAAGGCTGTCGGAAAATAATCTTCCCAAATTATTTTATGCCAGTTAATTTCAGATTTTTTTATGCTGTCTGTGCTGTCGCTTCCGGTGCTGTCCCGTACATCTGCTGAATCATGTCGTTCAGCCCCGACAGGTCGAAAAAACCATCTGTTTCCATGCAATTTCTCAATTCGTCATACAGTTTCTTGTACGAAAGCTTATTTTCTTTCATATAATCCCTCATGACTGTTTTTGCTTCTTCATGTGAAAGTGGATTATTTTCTAATAAGCCGGCATAAAAAGCAGTAACGCAAATATCTGCTGTATCGCCAATCATATTTGCCGTGCCATTGATAATATCCTTAGTAGTAGGATTCTGCATATCCTTTGATTCTTCGACAACGTAAGCACCGCTGAGGACCTTAAACATTTTCTGCACGATGTCTTTATACTCTGCCGCTTCAAAAGAGAACTCTAATTTATATTCGTTACTGTTTACTGTAATTGTTTTCATATTCATTACCTGTCCTTTTCGCTTTATATAGGACAGGGACGGCATTTCTGCCGCCCTGCCATATTATTTTACTAACTATCAAATTACTACGGCTGTTTTTGTATCCTCGTCAGTCGCAACAGCCTTATTTGTTTTTCCGGACTGACTTACGATTTTTTTGATAATGTAATTGATGTCGGATAACCGTTTTCATCTTCTGTTACTGCAACGTCATAATCTTTATGAATCCAACGCGGCACTGTTGAAATAGCAATGTTGCAAGTACCTGTAAGATGGTCTTCTGTTGCTTCGTCCGGTGCAAATGATTCTGAACCGATAAAACCGCAAATACCTACCTGTCCCTTGCCGTCCGTACCATAAAGTAAAACAATATCTAACTCTTTATCTTCAATTTCAATTAAATCGTCAAGATATTTACGTTCTAAGGCGCCACTAACTGCCATCGAACCCGCCGCACGTCTTCCCGCTTCTTGCGTTTCGACTACATCTTCAAGCGTTGAGGTATCTACCATGTTTCGCTCTCCGAACGGTGATGGAATACTCTTTGCTCTAATCAACAGCTTATATGTTCCAGCCCAGTAATCAGCTTCGCTGGTTTCTTTTTCTTTTTCTCTGTAAATAATTCTACTTTTTAAGCCTGTAGCCATGTTTACCTCCTAAAAAATTGCATAAAAATAAGAGCCTTTCGGCTCTCTGTGAATTGCTATAAAATGTCATTCCACCCAAATTTGCGCTTTGCCCGAAAAGTTGCTGTCCACAGATTTCCCTCTTTTCGTACAAACGGCATGGGCTTTATCTTAAACAATCGTTTCTTGTACAAATCTGCTATAACATTGGATACTTGCAATGCCTCGCTTCTGCTTCGGTTTGTTGTTACTGTTGCCTGTGCTGTAAAGTCTACAGTATTAATTCTGTCAGCTTCTAAATCGCTGTTTGTTTCAGTCGGTTCAACAGACTGTATTAATACCGTCGGAAACACCGGTGTATCGCTCGATTCTTCATCTGCTGTAATGCTAATATCAGGGTAATTGTCTTCAAGAATTGCCAATGCCTTTTTCTTGATTGTCGAAAACACATTCATTTCTAAATCAAAAGCCCACTGATTATCAATCACTATTCAAACACCCTCTTTACAACATTTTTGTAGTCCTCAATTATCTTTTGTTCTGCTTTCAATACCGGCATAGTAGCTTTTACACCTCTTGTAAGCACAAGTTGGTTATTTTCATCGTAATAGCCCCAAACCTTTTTTTGTCCGTTGCCTTTGCCATAGGAACCGATTAAAAATCCAAATTCTTCTCCTTTGGGGTGTGGACTTGCACCGGCGGCACCGTTATAATATACGCCTGCGCCAAACTCGATAAATAACAGTTCTTTTCCCTGTACAATCAGTTTTGCTTCTGCCGTACTACCATTGGAATTAAGTTCTACGTAAGCATTGTGTGACGTGTCAGAACCGCTTCTTATTTTGCCGTCAAACGTATACTGTGCTTCTGTCATATTAGTATCAACTACGGCAATGCCTACATCAGCAAGTTCTTTCACGAATTTTCTAAGTTTACGTTGAAATCTTAATTGATACTGCTGTACTCGTTTTATTGCGTTTTCTACGGATTTTTGGGACAATGTTATAACTATTGGTCTTGTAGCCATGTGCTTACCTCACGTTTTTCTGTAAAAGAAATAAATCTGCCGTTAATCCCTCATCAGCGACACCCTTAACGATATAATCGCAACTGGTTTCATCAATGATTGTTTTATCCTTATCTTTGTACCTCACTTCTGACTTTTTCCAAACAAGCGAGCCAACATCTAACGGCAATTTGCCTTTGTCTTCCACAATTTGAACAAAATTCGTAGAATTATCTACACCAAATTCCTTTATCAGTGCTTCGCTTAATTTATTGCTTATTGAAGAATAAAAAACCACAGGCTTTTTATAACCTGTGGTATACTCTCCTGTTTCAACAGGGACCTCTTCACCGTCAACAATGATGTATTTTATTGAGCCGTCTTTATTCAGTTGGTATACCGGTGTTCTGCCGTCTTTAAGTGCGTAAATCATCTTTTGTTTATTAATGTCCAACATATCAATCTACGTTCTTTCCGAACCGTTTCCACAGTTCTGAAAGCTTCTCCCAGCCATACATAGCAACAAAAGCAACAACAAAGCCCGCCATAATTGCGGCTAAAACCATGTACCACAGGATGGTCATGTGTAAATACTGCATATATGCTACAAATGCCGCTACTGTAATGCCGATTGATAACACAAGTACCAATCCGTCAGTTGGAATCTTCGCAAAAACACCTACTCCTTTGATAACCTGTGTAATCACCGACACAATAAACGCGATTGCGCCGATTACCGCTAAAATAATCATGATGTTTGACGTCAATGTTTCTAAAATATTCATATTACATCTCCTTTTCGCCATTCAGACGTTCTTCAATAGTGTTTAGTCTGTAATGTGCCGATTTCACGCTTTCTTCAACTTTGATAATTCGTGTATCGTGAGAATTAATCTCTTTTCTCATTTCTGACACTTCATTTTTTATTTCAGTTGTATTGCTTGAAATGGCGTCAAGTTTCATATTGATACGTGTATTCTCTTTTACGCGTTCTTCAATGTCTTTTGTGTCTGTGTGTTTGTTGTTTTTCAAACCAAACCAAAGACTAAAAAATCCAAAAAAGACGGAAAAAGCAACCGATATGATACTTATAATTATTGCAACTGGCATAATATACCGCCTTTCATTTTTTTGTGGCACACCGCCCACCACCCTTACTGTGTGCCGCCTGCTACGTTTTCCCGGTGTTGGTAAAACATAACGCACAATCTTCTTTATAAAACTTTAGCAAACGAAAATACCCCGACAAATAAGTTATCTCTATCTCTCCAAGTTCTGTTGACACCATTCTCATTGTAGCTTGCCATAAATGCTTCACCTGCTTGCGAATGGTCGTAGACAGCCAGATTAACAATAACACTCTCAAATTTCTTCAAGTCCTCGGTTATCATTTCATCTGTGTAGCTGTCGGGGTAATTTCTTCTTGCCTTTACATCTTCTGTAGCCTGTTTAATAAGCTGTTCAATTATCGGATTATCTTCTTTGTTATCGAACACTACCACATCAGATGTTGTTTCATCATCATTTGTGACTGTATCAATATGAAATTGTTTAAGTCTGATTTTGACTTGCTCTAATGTGGTGTATTCCATAATTCAGCTCCTATAATCCTAATTTCTCAATTAACAGTTCTTTAAGTTCTGCTCCTGTAAGCTCCATCGCATTTTCAATATTTTGTTCTAAGGCAAGTGTCTGTAAGTCCGCTGTTGGCATACGCTTAATAGCTGTTTTTGTGTAATCGCTTGTATGTTGAGCAGGAAACTTGTCCTGTTCTTCCTCATATTTAAGCTCATCTCCATAAACAGCTTCTTGTCTTACATTATCTGCTGTTACTTCTTCGCTCTGTTTTGCGGCGTTGATTTTATGTCGTCTTAATAACATATAAACACCTCTTACTTTCCGAACTTAGCAAGAACAACCTTTGAATCATTGCTCAAGACTGCTGTATAATGTTCATCACCAGAGATAACAGTTGTCTTTGCAAGAATATCTCTGTCTGATTCAATCTCAACGCTTCTCTTCATATAGATTGTAAGTGCGTTCTCTTCCTCTGACACTCCATCTGCACCTGTGTCCTCGTTAGGGTCTTCTGCTGATACGATAACAATAGGACAAGCGTAGAACTCTGTTGTAACAGCCTTTAACTTGCTACCTACCTTAATTTCCTTACCCTTTGACTTAAGCGTATGTGCAAGTGCTGTGTCAAGGTGAACATTCGTTGCATCCTCGTTTGTTGTATCAGCTACAACATTGATTGTTCCTGTTGAATCATCAAGCTCATACTTAACCAGCTTAACTTTCTTAGACTTAACAACCTGCGCTCCTGCAATAGAGCCGATAGTGCCATTCATAATTACATTAAGTGGGTACTTGTCATTGCTCTTGAAATCAGCGTCATTAAGCAATGTGGCTTCCTGCGCCGGATTAATGAACAATATCTTTGTAAGTGATGAATCTGATTCATCATCAAACTTGCTATTGGCTGCTACAACTGCTGAATAGCTGATAGGTGCTGCTGTTCCATCGTAATCAATAGGTGCTGTGCAAAGTGCGTCATAACTGTCATTATCAACCTTTGCAGCGATTGACATAGCAATCTGATTGATAGCTGTACCAAGCGGGTCGCCATAACCAGATAATACTGATTCATCTGTAAGTTCTACTGCCTTACCTGCTTTCTTAACCTTTGCTTCTGTTGTAGATGTTGTAAGTACTGTTGTGCCCATAGCAACACCTTCTGCTACATCTTCTGCATCGCCAATATAAGCGTACTTTGGCACAACGATTGTGCTCCCCGGTCTGCCTACAAGTGTTGTATCAACTCTTGCGATAGGCGAGAACTTAATCTTCTTTGGCAACTTAGCTGATACCATATCAGCCATTACCTGTGGATCTACTAAATTTGCTAACTTAGTCTGTGGCATAGTTTATTTACCTCCGTTTTCTACTCTGCGAATTTCTTATAAAGCTCTGGATTCTTATTTTTGAACTCCACTCTTTCGTGGTAATTCATCTTGTTGAACTGTTCCTGTGTTGTCGTGCTTTCTTCTCCACCGCCTGCATTAATAGCCGGTCTTGATTTAAGCCACTCTGCCTTAGCTTCTTTAACCTGCCTTTGCACTTCATTGGCAATTACAGTTGCTATAAGGCTATGGTCTGCGTCTGCAACTGCTTCAATCAAAGAATCAATATCCTTTCCATCGCCTATAACTTTCTGATAAGCATTGACAGCTTTCATATGATTAAGCTCTTTGCTCATGTTCTCGAACTTTTCAGCCTGCAACTTTTCAGCTTCTGCCTTTGCTTCCGCTTCCTGTTCTTCTGCCGTCTGCTTCGAGCGAAGTTCTTTCTTGTACTTAGCTGCTTCTGAACTGGCTTTATCGGAAGCGTTCTTATACTTTTCTTTTTCAGCTCTTTCACTAGCAAGCTGTGCCATAAGTTCTTCTACGCTAGGTGTCTGTTCTTCGTTCTGTGGCTCATTATTAGTTGTTGGTTCTGTTGTTGTGTTAGTTACATCTGCCATAATTTCTTTACCTCTGCTTTCTGCGTTTTTTGTTGTTCTCTCAACTTCTTGCGATATTTGTATTGCCCTTTCTCTAGGGCATATAAAAAGCCACAAGGCATTTTCTACCCTGTGGCTCAATATCAATTTATTTATCTGTTCTGCTCTTGTCTATGATTGGACTATTTTTTGTCTGGTCTGATAAGTCTTGCATTGTGCGGTCTTTATTAGGTGATTGTTCACCATCTCCGCCCTCTGCTTGGTTCTGCGTGTCTTTGTTGATTATACTGTCTTGATATGCCTTAACCATCTCTCCGCTTCTCGCTACAACATCGTTAGGGTCATCAAAGAATGGAATTGCATCAACTGTATCTTTAAGGCTAAATCCGTGGCTTATCAATGTCGCCATGGCATTAACCTTAGTTGACATTTCATAAGTTTTTTGTCGCTTAATGTTAGGCTTTACATCTCTTGCCCTTAATTTAAGTAATGGATTGCTGCTGTTAACATTGTTTGACAGCTTGATAGCTGCAAGAACAACTTTTATTTCTTCCATTTTGCAGCCATCTGTAATTAATTGCTGTTTTGCCGCTGCTGTTTCAGCCTGTGACCAGCCTGTTGCGTCCGACATTGCAACTCCTGTACTGCCACCGCTATTATCATTTCGTTGTGGCACATTACATTTCTGCAAGATTATCTGCCGCCTTGATTGGATATTGTTAAGCATACCTGTGTAATCGTAATTGATTGCAAGTGGCTCAACTATTGGAGTTTTGCCATCTGCTGATGTATAGGTCTGCATCCATTCTCCAGATTTTGGCTTCCTTACTTTTTTAGTAATGTGTGACGCTCCGTCTTTATCAGCTGTTGTTTCCTGTTCAACTGGGAAATCAACATCATTTGTATGCCATACTGCCTGTGTATTCTGTTCAACATCATTGGTAAAGTCTGAAATAAGCAAGTTTAAGTTATCCATTTCAGATATTTGCCGCTCAAAACACCCCATTCTGTCGAATGACCTTGTATATTCAATAATAGGGATTTTATGCAATGGATTCTCTTCTCCACTTCTCTCTAAAAATCCCCATTTTGTTTTTCCTTTTTTTGGTCCGTTAGTGATTTTTATCCCATCCGTAACTTCATAGCGAATATCTTTTGTAAAACAGGTGTAATATCTTGCACCGCTGTGTTTGTCTTTAATATAAGTGCCTGCAAGAATAACCCTCTTATCACTATAAGCTGTTGACCTTACAATAAATGTTGTTCTTGGGTCTAATACATTATATGTGAAATAGCTTTCCCCATCCTCATATTCTGTATTTACATCAATAAGGACATATCCAACACCGCCGATTTCAATATATCTTGCAAGTTCCTGTTGCTTTTGTCTTGCGTTCTGTGATTCGTAGCAACTGTTTAATTCCGCTATAGCTTCTGTAAGGTTAGTATCCTCATTGTTGCCATTTTGAACTAGCGTTATAGGATTTCCCCACTTAAAACCCAAATTAAACTCTGTGACCTCGTTAGCCACATTATCACAGCACTCACAGTCAATGTCCGGTCTGTAAGTCTTTGGGTTCTTCCTAACTATTGGCTGTACTCCTGCGTCATAATCAAGAAGAAACTGTATTTTGTTGGAATTAATATCATGTTCCAAAATTGCTTCACGCAAAATTGGTATTATATTGTCAGGTGTTATTTCTTTTGCGCCTGTATAAATAGCAATTCTTCCTGTCTGCATTGTCTACACCTCTAATAAAATGTCATACCGCTTGAACTTCTGCTGTTCGGTATTTCCTTAATCTGAAAATTATCATCATCGTTAGGCACATACCATATCCATTTACGGCAATGCTTGCACGCTAACTTATGTGTTCGTGGGTCTTTGCTGTCTTCCTTAGTTAAGAACTTGTGACAATTCGGACACATGATTGTTTTATCTTTGTTCATATAAAAATTCATATTTCTACCTCGTTGCATAGCAAAAAGCACCGCTACAATTAAGTAACGGCGCTTCTCGATAAGGATATTTGCGAAAAACAGCTCTGTAATTTCTTACAGATACAGTATATCATTAGCGTAATATGACATTCTATGACATCTTTTATAAATATTCATTTCCATATTTATCTTCAAAGGCTTGTAGCGCTTTAGCATGTATTCTGTGCACTTGCCGCCAGCACCAGTCTGTTTCATTTGCGATTTTTTCAAATGTAAATTTTCTAATATATCTTAGAAACAATACTGCATAATAGTCTTCATTGTTTATCTGCTCTATCTGCTCTATTATTTTGTTTTTTACATCAATGTATTTATCTATAAGCTTATCAAGGCTTTCTTCCATTTGTTCAAGTCTGACATATCCACAGCCTATTTTGTCCGGATCTGATGATGACATAACTCTTTCTTCATTAACAACCGCTGATATGCTGTATGATAATTCTTTATACTGTGTTATTTCTATCAATTTATTATCAATTATCTTGTTGTAATAACTTATCTGATTCAGATAGTCCTTAGTTGTCATATAAATCCTCCTCTTATATCGGGCTTGACATAATTACTGCCTTTTTTATTCTATTTCCTTTTGTCATTCTTAACGCAAAGTTTGAGAAAACATCGGGCACATCATCTAACTGCTTTTTGCCCGAAACTGAATACTGCTTTAAAAGTCCAACCATGACGCCGTATGGCTCTTTTGGACTGTACAACTGCGGGTCTTTAAAAATAACGTGCTGTAATATCCAGTTTGAACACTGAAAAATTCGTGCTTCTTTGTTTGTTTCTGTCGGCATATCGGTAATATTGCAAACCCAGCCTTTACTAAGCACACGCTTATTGACTTCCATTGCCACTCTGTCACCGCCCGCATTTCGCTCAAATTCGCATTCTTGAACTTTGTTATTGACAATTACATTTGCCGCGTTTTCATATTGCATTTCATAGTCTGCCGTGTTATCGCACACACAATCAACACAGTAATAATCCTCACCGTACTTTTGAAGTATTGGCATGACAAAGTAGTCTGTTCCTTTTCCTTTTGTATCGCATTGTGCCGTAATTATTTCCGGTTCTCCATGCGGAAGATTAAGGTATCTTCTTATTTTGTCGTCCGGGAACAGCAAGCCCTCACGTTCAATCGGCTCTTGCTTGTACAGACAGCGATATGATATATCGTCCATTAATAACTGCTGGTCTTCAAAAAATTCTTTAGTAAATCCGCTAAACTCATAGTCAAAGTTACTTTCTCCAGTTTCCGGGTCAATGTCCGGGACTGCAATAACTTTTACCCGTGGATTTCCTGCATACATATTTTGAATACGTCCTATCACATCTCTAACACTCCAACGCGTGGCAATGTGAATTTCTTTGCAGTTATGACCGTCCGTATCCTGTATTTTACGTTGCCTTGCGTCTACTGCGTATTTGTTCCACAACTTATCAAGAATCGTTGGATTTAAGGCTTCCTCGACCCCCCCAATCAAGTCGTCGACCAACAAATATTTTGAACTTCTAACCTTTCCGCTATTCTTGCTACCTACCGACGTACACTGCACGGACGGAAACGGTTTGTATTTGCCTATATTGAATTGTTCAAGTTTTGCATTTGTGCTTGTTACGTGTAAATTCGGAAATATTTCATTCCACGTATATTCGTCTGAATTTGTAACAATATCATACACACCGTCAAAATACATTCGCGTTATATCGCCGCTGTGCGAATAAAACAAGCTAAAGTCTTTTGGATACCAGCCAGCCACAAGTGCATTAAACATTTTTTCGACCGTTGTTTTTCCGGCTCCGGGAATTAACGACACACACAAAATATCGTACTTATCGTCAATCATGCCTTGTAAAGCCTGTGTAAGCCCTATTTTAAGGAATTGTTTGCGCCGTGGCATATAGAACCGCTCTTTTGGTTCCCGCTTCTTTTCAAGGTACATAAAGCCGCTGTCAACGATTTTGTTTTGTGCTTCCGCAAGTAATACGCTATAGTATTTATCCAGTATGTCGTACTGGACTTTATTTTTAAATGCAAACTTTTCTAAATCCCATGCCGTGCCGCCTGTGGAATCAAAAATGAATTTTTCTGCTAACTGCTTTGCTCTTGCCGAAATTTTCAATCCATATTCAACGTCTTTTTCTGTTTGTAGTGCAACTTGGGCGGCTTCTATGTATGCGTTTACTACCGATTCATTAATACCATTACTTTCAATATATTTTTCATACTGACTTACTACTGAAATAAGGCTTGAACTTGCCAAAGAAAAGCACCTCTACTTTCCAAAAAAGCAAAGGCACTTTCAGACCTCTGCCAATAATTTTTGTTGGTTAGCGACTGACCCTATTTGTCAGCCGGTAATTTGATTATTTTGTTGTCATTACTGTTCCGTCCGAATTCAATCTCGGTGTTATCCCACCCATTCCCCCCTTAGTTAATCTTTGAGAATAAATCCAATAGTGGACACCTGTATCTTTGTCAACAAATTCATAAATGCTCGGATTGCGAATTTCTGTTATGCTTGCATTATCAGTAGTTTCAATTTCAGATACACTGCAACCAACCAATGCCGTGCAGAGTAAAAAGCACATAACTAATCCGCAAAGTTTCTTTTTTTTCATGAACATCACCCTTTCAAAAAGTTTAATATAAAAATACAAATAAACATTAAGGCAAACACAATGATTGCTGTCATTTTTACACCAAATAAAAATTCTAAAATAATTCTAAGACCAGCGATTAAAACTGAAATAATTAATGCAAATATAAACATATCAAGTGTTTTATTAAGAGTTTTAAGAACTTTTTTTATCGTTATTCTTGTCATTGTAATACACCTTAAACCCTTTCAATTTATATTCGGACACGGATTTTCTCAAATCTTCAATGCTGCCGTATTTTTCATTCAGCATAATAGCAGTGCTCCCCTTTTCAGCCGCATAAATGCCGCATGGTATAGCTTTGCTTGCTATTTTAAGGAACTGCTTGTACTCTTTGCGTGACATTCCATATACATTGCCTTTAATCTCTACTCTCATGCACACTCTCCTAATCCTTAAATAGCCCGTCAGGAAATTTCCCGCCTGTAATTAATATGCCTACGTATTTGTGAAATGTCGGATAACTCATGCCGGCTATTTCCGTTGCTTTTGTTATCGTTACCTCGCCGCTTGCCCATTTATTATAGGCTTCAATAAACTTATCCTTATCTACTGCATGAACACCTTTCATAACTTTTACACCTCTTTCATTCTGTAAACGCAGTGTGTAGGAATCGAACCTACAAGCCGAATTAACGACCGACAGATTAGCAATCTGTTCCAATACCATTATGGGAACACTGCAAAAAAAACAAACATGATTAAGACTTCTCTTTATTCATCATACCCGCAGTCACATTCAGTCACCGTGACGATAAGTCCGAGCTTCCGGGTGCGACCCTTGGCTTCTTACCGCTGTCAAGCACGGACAGGGAGCGAATTTAACCTGCAAATTTCACGGTTCTTTCGGAAGTTTTTTTTGATTTGCCAAAAAAAATTGTTTTGCCATACCGCTACTTTAACAAATTTCTTGTGTTATACTCCGGTTTCCCGGATTCAAGGCAAGCCGACTTAATGAAATTCCTGTTTTGTTTGTAGTCTTTCACACCACGAACACAAACAGGTTATTCTTGCACCGCAAGCGTTTATTATTCGTCAGCCACAAGGATTCTACTTTTGACGTCCTTATGATGATATACTACACCACTTTGTTGCCAGCTTTGCTGTCTTCTTTGCTTAAATTGCTTCAAGCAAAAAGCCTACACTTTCCAGTATCCCGAAAAGCTTTAACTCAATTCAGTGTATCCCGGCAAGGTTGAAAAGCCTATCTTCACCGGGGTAATCATGTTTGTAAATCCCGCCGGACCTTGTGACGGTCCTTTAATCAGCTTTCCGCTAACGGGAGATAAGGGGGTACCAAAGAATGGGACAAAAGGGCTATCAAAAGCCCAGCTACCCTAACCGGATTTGAACCGGTGATACAGGAATCAAAATCCCGTGCCTTACCGCTTGGCTATAGGGCATTGTTTTGCGGGTATTCCCAACTCTATTTCCCGCACACCTCATTGTACTATCCTTTGTAGCCATTCTTACAGCATTGTTTGACAAGGTGTTTGTTTTGCTTTAAATGTCTTTGCTATCCCGATGTAACGACCTTTCGGATTCAAAACCGTTCGGGTAACGATTTCTAAGCTTTGCTTTGTTCATTTCAGCAATGGTATCTAAGTCATATCCAATGCCTTTTGCGGCTACGGCTAAATACCAAAGGCAATCGCCCAGTTCTTTTGCCATGTGGTCTTTATCAAGCGTATGACCTTGAAAAAGCATTTTCTTTACCATGTCAATCACTTCTCCAGCTTCGCCATTTAAGCCCATCACTCCATTAAGCAAAAGATTATCTTCGTGTGCTGTGGCTGTTCTACTTGCTGTACGCATTGCTTCTGCCTGATACTCGTTTAATGTCATTGATATACCTCTTTTTGTTTTTGAGATTATTTTTGGGACTTAGTCGGGCCGGGTGGCTGTTTTTATTCAACCCCCACCCCCTAACAAAATCACCATTGCAGGCAATTATCTGCCGTTATTTAATTGTTTGATTATTTGCTGTTTTGTTTGCTGTTTCTGACTATTTGTTTTATACATTTCGCTAAACTCATGTTTAGCGAAGTTCTAAGCATATCGAAATAGCTTGAACACCAGTAAATACGGCACTTTTAAATTGTGTCTGAATTGTTTAACGTTTCGCACGCTTCTAACCGTGGAAGTTGTGCGCCGTTTTCGTCCAATTCCGTTCCCAATTTTGGGAGGTCCGCCGCTGTCAATGCTGTCTTTCCGAACGTTTCCCGGCTTACTCCTGGCAGATTCCAACCGAAGCGCCTATTTAGTATGGGCAAGTACTTCATTGGATTGTTTCGCCTGTCTTTCATCAGAGCTGTCAAACTTTCCTCAGAAAATAATTTCAATTTTTTAAAAATGTCACTCCCTTTTGAACTTAATTCTTTTGTATATTCCCCCTCTTTTAATCTGCTTACAGTTAAATTACTAATAACATTACCCTCTAAATCCTTATACACAACAACTCTTTTATTGTTATTGTTTAAATTATATATAGCATTTAAAGATATACCCGAAAATAAATGAAAACCAATAACACTAATCTCTTGATTATGTATAAAACATTCATAAGCATATATGTCTAATATATAATCTACAGCTTCTAAATTGTAAGCATTATTTATATTTTTAGGCATTGCTAAAATACTTGGATTAGCCTTAAAAGTATTTTGGCAAATATATGTAAGTGCTGCATTCCACATAGCCGGATAGATGTCGTACTGGTCTTTAATATTGTTTTCAGTGCAGAACGCTTTTAAATACTCCTCAAAATCATTTTTGATTGATTCTAATGAGCTTGGCTCTGCTCCTGCTAATTTCTCCAATTCTGTACACCTCCCAACTTTTAAATTTTAAAATAAAAAAAATACCTACAAACTGCATTGTTCAGCCCAATTTTTATTTGGGTTTCTTTGGTCGCTGGAATGAATCCGCGGCTCGCGTTTGTAGGTAAAATAATTACTATTCAATTTTCATTTTTGCATTTCTGCAACCTGTGCTTACACAATACACTAAAATAATTATACTGTCAATAGCTTTTTTGAATATATTTTAAATAAATCCGCGCGTATTATATTATATATATAAACTAAATTAATTCCCTAATTACTTAAAAAATAAAAAATACAGTGTATTTTATTTAAAAATATATCTTCTTTATTTCTCTTTTTATTCTATCTTTCTTTTTATTTTCTCTTTTGCTTCTTTTCTCTTTGGTTTTTCTTTCGTTCTTTTTTTCTCTTTTTTCTTCTGCGGATAGGGTATCTATAGGGTATCGCTCGAGTGGCGGAATTTTTTATAAATTTTATTAAATTTCTATAAATTGGATATTTTATTGACTTTTTGCAGATAAAATATTAAAATTAATATTTATTATTAAAAATAAAAATAGCCGGGCATTATGTACCTGGCTAAAAATGAAAATTTAAAATATAATGCTTTCATCGTCATCCTGATATGATATTTTTATCATGGTAACTATCTAACTATCAAAATGGGAAATTATATTAATCTTCCCACGTTTCCACGCAGTCGGGCGCGTCTTCGTATTCCTCGCCCTCATATTCCGTTACCCACTCACCTGTTGTGGATAACTTCACGCAGTCGCCAGTTGCGTGTTTACCGTCATAGTCAAACGGCATTTCCTTTAAATGTTCGCGTGCAACCGCGAACACCTGCCAGCTTCCGTTGTTTTCATTCATCATGTTTCTGTACCCTCGCCCCTCTACGGGGCGCCCTTTCCTTTAATCTGTCTTTATTATATTCTAATTTTAGAATGTTGTCAAGTGCTTTTGCTAGAAAAATTTTATTTTTTCCGCGTCTGTCGGCACAACCTCTATTATGTCGGACGGCTGGCAACGGCACATTATGCATATTCGGTTTAACGTTTCCAGCGTAATGCTTTTTCCTGCCTTAATATTTTGCATTGTCTGCCCCGACAAAAGCCCGTTTTTTTGGATTCGGGCTTGATTATATCCACGCTCTTTTAACAACTCGAATACGTCTATTTTGTATTTTATCATTTTGCGTGCTCCTTTCCTTTTAATATGTTAAAAATTGTACATTATATATAGTAAAAAGTCAATAAAATTATTCTATTTTTAGATAAAATTTCCTTGACAAAATATTAGGTGGGTGCGATAATACTATTATCAAAAAAGAAAGGGCGGCAATACTGCCGCAAGGGTATAAAAATATGGAATATTGGGAATTTAAAAACGGCATAACGGTAGAGGGGGACGGCTCAGCGGTGTTCTCTGTAAATTTAGACGGGGATTTTTTGGGACATATAGTTTGCGGAGATTACGCGGACTATAAAAATTGCACCGCTGAATTAAACAGTGGCATTGACCCGATAACGGGCGGATGGGAAGACGGCAACGGGAATCCGTGCACGCTTTCCGGCTGGGGAAACTCCGAAGAATAAAAAAGAAGCAAAAAAGAGAACTGCCGAGGGGGCGCGGTTCTCTTTTTTTTTACGTGCTATATTAAATTGTCGGGCGGTTCGTGTTCCGCTCTGTATAGATTATATAGCTTAATTTTTTAAACGGCAACTATTTTATTAATCATAGCCGTTTTCCGCTTCCACGTTCGCCTGTCTGCGTGCGACCTCCTGCAATCGCTTTTGCTCGTTTTCCTGCTGTATTTGGTGCAGCCAGTTATTTAATTCTTCGACATCTTCCGGCGCGTCTGCTTTTGGCTGTGCCTGCTCCGGCTGTTCTTCTTTTGCGGCTTCCGGCTGTGCCGTCTGCGGTGCTTCTGCTTCTAACCTTTCCAGCTCTGCCAATACCGCAGAATTTAAAAATCCGTTTACAGTGTAGCCCAATGCCTGTATACGGTCTTTCGTGCCTTTGGGGAGTGTTACGCTCGCACGGTCGTAGTCCTGCTTTATTTTTTCGTTTTGCCGTTTTATCCTTTGTTTGTACTTTTCTAACATTTCAATATTATCCATATTATCCGCCTTTCATTAATGTAATGCTATTACATATAATAATACATATTGCAATAAAAGTCAATTTTTTTGCATTAAATTAAATATTATTTTAATTTTATTGCATTTATGTATTGCATTTATGTAATCAATATGTTATTATAACAGTGTCGAAAGACAATATAAAAAGGCGGTTGCAACTCTACCAAAGCAAACAACCGCCACCAATCAAAAAGAAAGGTAAATCAACTATATCACAGTTGATGAAATGGTGCAAGATTATGAGGTTTGAAAATTTATTTAACACAATGCATTGTGATTTTTTTGAAATTCACAAGAATGGGGAAATAGAAAAAATAAAATGCGAAACTAGCGGCGCAATGTTAGCCGCTTCTAAAAAGTACTTTGATTATATAGTTAAAGATTTCTATATAATCAGGGCAAAAAACTCTAATGAGTTAGGATTAATGATTATATTATAAGGAGGGTTCAAAATGATTATAGGGACATTAGTAAATGGCGGCAAATGCGTTTACGATTTGCCGGCAGAAATTAAGACAGCCGCAGAATTTGAGAGTCTTATATATGGCTACAATAACGGAAGAATGGCTGAAGCGCAACGAGAGGAACTTTACAACCAGCCTAAAATATTGGGCTTAAATGGTCCTATGTTTAACGGATTCGGAACACTTAAAAGCACGGGTGAAACGGTTGTAATTATCCGATACGAAAAGCCTTGTAAATATTAAAGAGGGGGCAGAAATATGAAAATAGGGGACAAACTTGTTTAAGGCTTTAATGACCGCAAACATTCTATAAAATGTACTTTTAAAAAGTACAAAATAACAAAAAGCGGCGAAGTTGTAATATATGCCGCTTGCCAAGGTGGCATGATTGCAGGACCTTGGGAAATGTTTAAAAAAGCGTAGCAAACAAGCGCACGGGCGGTTCGATTCCGTCCAATGCTTTTTATAAAAAATAAAAGGAGGTTCTATGTTATGAATAATATAGAATTAATAAAAAAAATTGAAGAATTAGAGCAGCTGGAAAAAGCCGCAGACAAGGCACAACAGGAATACGAAGCCGAGCCGGAAAACGTAGAAAAAGAACGCGCATTTGACAGCGCGTATAAAAAAGAGTTTTCCGCATATATAAGCGCCGCTAAAGAGTTAGAACGCTTATCCGGTGGAAAGATTAACTTCTGCACCGCTAAGAAGCTGATTCAAACGCGGCGCAGTGAGCTTATAGAGCTTTTAAAAGCCTTATAACAACAGGCAAGCGGCAGACGGTGCCGGGCTTCCGGGGTTCAATCCCCCGGCTTGCTTTTAACTAAAAATAAATTTCAAGGGTGAAAACCCGGAAAGGGGTATATTATGTATACAATAGAACAGGCGGAAGAACGCTTCCGCGAAAATTTAAGAAATTTAATCGGGGAATGGGCAACAGAAGAAAATTTTTATGAAAATTTAATCTGTGCCTTTGATTCTGAATATTTGGACGAAAACGGAAACAGTCCGGATTATTCAGATTATGCCGTGGAAACCGGCGATTTTAGGAATGTCCCATATTCCTGCGCGCAAACGTTGGAAGTGTATGACAAAAATATTTCTATTACTATAGAGGTGGTATCGAGCGAAAATAAATGCCATGAAACTATATACAAAATAACAGATGTATATTAAAATAACAGATGTATATTAAAAAAAGGGGTACGAGCATGGAACTTATCAATTTAAATAATGGCGGCAATGTCGCCGTTGGCAAGCTGCCGTATGGAACAACAAGAGATATACCAATTAAACTCGGAAATAAATTGTATTGCCTAGACGTGCAAAAGCAAGCAACGGGGGCATGTATCGACTTTTATCGTAGGGTAAAAGCCGATAGAAGAAAATATTCTAAATACGACCGGGAAGCCGAACTTGTAACGGTGTTCGTAAAACCCGACGCCGTTTTATTCCGAAATTTTTTTGGGAATATAAAAGAAATTAGCAAAGCCCAAGAAATTTACAGGGCATACAAGTATCTTCTAGAAGAATAAAAAAGCCCCGGGAAAAATCCGGGGCTTTTGTGTGCGGCTTGATGTTTGAATAGATTAGCATTAAATTAATACTAAAACATATTTCAATACATCACATGTTACGGTTTATCAAAGCGCCGCACACCTTACAAACTTTTGTTTGCAAAAATATAATAGCATATATACCAAAAAAATGCAAGGCTATTTTTATAGCTTTTTTTGTGTTATCTTAAAATATAAAAGGGGGTATTCTATGCCAAAAATGAAAAAATGCACCATTTGCGGCAAAAACTTTTTGAGCCGCAACGGTGTAGAGGTATGCTCCGCCGCCTGCGCCACAGAACGTAAGCACCGGCAGGACACCGCCGGAAATGAACGCAGGCGGGCGCAGTTATCTAACCAAAAAGTAAATCGAATTTGCCCGGTGTGCGGTAGGAATTTTATGTCAGTGCGCTGGAAATACTGTTGCTCGGAATGCGTAGCAATCGCACGCCGCAAAAATTCAGCGGAAAACAACCGGGAATACTACGTCCAAAATCGGGACGCTGTTATACAACGCGTAAAAGCTACGCGGGCAAAGCACAAGCAGGAACAACAGCCACCAAAATAAAGGTGTTTTGTCGTTATGCTTTTATGCCGTTTATAGCCATATACGGCTTTAAATGCCTTATATGGTTAAGCTTTTTACCATAGCAAAATAATAAGGCGACTGCGGGCATTTTACAAGCTTGCAGACATAAAAAAATAGGCTTTCCGCTCACCGAAGTAAGTCCATAGTTTATACTTTAGCACGTTAAAATAGTAAAACTTTTCGTGAATTTTGCCGGCAAAATTTGATTAAAATCCGCTCAAAAATCGGGGATTTTTGAAAATGGATTGACCGGGCTGAAAATCTAAATAGACGGGGGGTTCAAAATTTTTCCGAATAAAAAATTGAGCGAAAATGTTAAAAAAAACCGCCTGCCGGAAACGACAAGCGGTAATTTTTATTTTTTCAACAAAGCCACCTAATTTCTTTCATTTCCATTCCACACTTTTGGAGGAATTTTTCGTCTAAATGAATAATTTTCTTATCATTTATATCCCATAATGGTGTTTGGACAGGATAGTTTTGATTTACCCAATGTGCGACAGAACCTTCGCCGCCATAATAAGTTACACCCTCAAGTATAAGAGGGATTTCGTTTTCCTTTTCCATAAGTATATATTTTTTCGGCACATAATCATTGCTATAGCCAACATATCCACCACCCACCTTTTTCACTGCATATCCGTCCTTTTCGAGTGCCGCTGTCAATTTCTCAAGTCCTGTTGCCAATGTGATTCCTTTTAAAATTTTTAATTCTTCCATATCTTGCACCTATACCTTTCCTTTATTTGCTTTTTTGTATTCATTTTTTATTCCGTTCCTGGCAACGTCTGACTTTGTTATATTTAGACGTTTTGATGTAACGTCTAACATATTAGTCAGCTCATCGTCAATCCGAACTCTTAGCATTGTGTCTTTGCTATGGTCAGATTTAGGTCTACCCGTCCGTGGTGACACGTCTTCACTTCCTTTCTTTTTGTCGCTACAATAAGTATATTACTGTTGCTACAAAAAGTCAATCACTATTTTTAATTTTTTCATACCATTCTAAAAATTCGCCAAAGATTTTATCTTCTGCAATTTTCCGAATATTTATAGCTTCTTCTTTGCTTTTGTAGCGTCCTAAAAAATATTTTGTCTTTTTAAACATTATTTCTGCGCACCACCTATTCCTTGACTTATCAAACCAAACACCTGTTGTCCCTGATGTATTTGTTTTTCTTATTTTATTTCCGTTCAATTTGCACGGTGCAGTACCATAAGCGTATAATTTTTGAATGTTTTCGTTTTTTAAACAGCCACAGCTTTTTACTTTTCCGTTTTTTAAATCATCATAATGTACATCACATTCATTGCCGCAATCGCATTTACAATGCCATATTTTACATCTGCTTTTTGTATGGCTTTTTTGGTCGGTAACGTATACTGCAACTAATTTGCCAAAACGTTTATTTTTAATATCCTTATAATCCCGATGATTTCCACAATCCTTTACCTCGTTTCTTTGAAGATTTTGTTTAGTAGCAAGTCTTTTCTTCCCACACAGCAAACAAGTACATTCATAAAGTCTTCTATGATATGAATTGTACTGGTCCGTCAATTTGTCAACTTTCAAATTGTTATATACTTTATCAATAATAGTAGTGTCTGCTTTCCTCGGCATTGTTTCCCCTTTCTCATAGAATTTAAAAATAGGAAGTGCCGCAACACTCCCTATAGCTTTTAAAATAATTTGCCTTGTTGTTCCAACAGCATAAGCAACGCTGTCATCGTCATGGTCTGTATGTATTCGTCTTCCTGTAATTCCGATTCCTTTATCGGGTCTTCCGGTTCAATAAAATCATAATTAACATACAACGTTACACCGTGCGTATCCTTGCACCGCGCGGCTACAATTTTGTCACCGCCGAACTCCTCAATATCCGATTTTAACTCATCTATCAGCTCCGAACACTCAAAACTAATATTTTCTCCGCGTTTATTTGTAAATGCCATAAGTTTCTACTCCTTTTCAATGCAGACAGCCGTTCCGCTCATTGTAATCATTAATGAAATGTCGCCGGTATTCCAATACGGCGCACAGCTATATGATATTCCAACTAAACCGTTTGCGCCTTTGTACAAGGCTTCTAATGCCATGTCGTTCATTAATTCATCTATAAAAGTTTGCACTTTTTCTGAAAATGCACTATATTCTTTTCCTGCGACCATCGCTTTAAAATTCATTGCATTTTTTAAATCCGTCATCATGCCTAAACTGTATAACGCAGTATCGGTTACGATTCCGCAATATCTGACAATTTTATATCCCACAAAATCAAATCCGGTTGTTTTCATGACGTCGTTTTTTGTGATTCTGCCGGATTTAATAGCATTAATAACAGCTTCTTTTCGCTCATTTTCTTCTTTTCTTTTCCGGTTAAGTTCTTCGATTTCTTTTTCTGCCTGCTTTCTGCACTCCTGCAATGCTTCTTTCTTAATTACGCTCTTGTACTTAAAGCTGTAATTGCAGTTAAAACAACGGTCAACGCTATCGCCTATCAGTTCTCCACAATTTGGACAAGTTTTCATACTTCGCTACCCCTTTATTGCGTTTTCTAATACTATACCATGTAGATAGCTTTAAATCAACTTTTTAAATCTTTTTCTTTTTGCAAATTCACACTTTCTGCCGTAAAGATTAATGATTTTGCTGTATACTGGCACTCTCCCAATTCATAAATCAATCGTTCTTTTGTCATTTCGGGATTTGTCCGGCGCACATATTCAAGAAGCTTATCTATTTTATCCATTACACTGCCGCTCCCCTCTGTATCCCTGCCATTAAATAATCAAGCAGATAAATCAAATCTGTGCCATATTTGCTTATCCAGTCTGCCATAAATTCTTCCTGTTCAATCGGCATACTCACACCATAAGAAAAGCAAAAACAATGGCATAGTTCGTGTGCTATTATTTTACGCAAATAAGCCCCTTTTGGCTTGTTTGATACATATATAGTCTTGTCGTTCCAATCGGTCACAGCAAGGCTTATAGAGCCGTCAGAACGCATTAATTTTTTTAAATTATCTGTAAATACTATATTCCAATCTACATTATTGATTTTAAACATCACAATCACCTTAAAAACTGGCTGAAAGTTTTTGCACTCCCAGCCATTGCCATTACATTTTACTTACAAGCGTTGAAAGCTTGCTTTTCAGCATTGTACGTTCTTCTGCCGTCATGTCTGTAAGCAGTTCTGTAATATCGCCGGACAACTCTTTCATGTAGTTTTCAAGCGATTTCATCTTATGTTCTTTGTCCTCTGCGGTATTCGCTTTGTGCATTTCTTTGGTTTCTGTATAATGCCGCTTCGCTTTATCATAGCCGCTTTCGGTCATATTCATGCCGCTTGTCGCCAGTTCTGTGTAATACATTCTCCCATAATTGCGGTCAATATCCCTGTCATGTTCCATTCCGCGGTACATTTCCGGTGTCATGTGGAAATACGGAGGTTCATCGTATCCCCGGCGCGTTCCTCTGCCTTTCGGTGCAAATCTGCCGTTTGAATAGCGGTAGTTATCATAAAATCTTCTGCCGTCACCAAGCCGCTCAAACATTTCCATTGTTTCATCTGCACTCGATTCTTCCATTGATTTCATCAATGTACGATAATACATTGCTTCTGCAAGGTCTTTCATCATATCTGTAACCTGTCCCATTTCACACGGGTCTATATTTTCAATTCCTTTGTCAATTTCACATTTGGCACATTCAGACAGTTTTTCAATCATGTCGTGCATTCTCATAATATCCATAAAACCGCCCCC